AGATCTTCCAGGGAGAGCTTCATGAACTCTCTGCCGCGCGCGAGAATACCGTCAAGCGCTTCTTCGTTGCTCTCCTTGACCTTTTCGGCAGGGACATCCTCTTTGATAGGCTTGTCATCGACAGCCTCTCCCTTGCTAACAGGCTCTTCTTTATTTGTCTTTCTGGGCTGCTTTAGTATGCTTTCCTGGTAAGATTGGTTCATCTTACCTATAGCATAGCCTGATAGGCTTTGTTCAATTGCAATCTTATCAGTTGTACTAAAATCAGATTTTGAAAATTCCTCATTGAGCCAGCTTTGCATTTTGACTTTGCCGGCAGAGACAGCTTGGTCTAATGAGGGGGTAGCTCCAGAGGCTTCGGATTCTTTTATGTATGCTCTTATATATTCATCGTATCTGAGCTGGTATTCTTTTATGAACTCTGATTTGGTCATTCTCAACACCTTAAAAAATAAATAACGGGACCGTCCCTCACAGAGGGCTCAGTCCCGTTATTACCTTTTAGCAGTTGCTTTTGTAAAAAACTTCAGCTCTAGCCTTATATTTGCTAGCTTGAGCGATATCTCCTTTGTGCTTATAAATCTTGACTAAAATAAGGCAAATCTCCCGTCTATTATTAATATCTGCTGGCCAATCGCTTTTTTCTTTTTGCAGCCCTTCTTCTCCCCAAAAAATTGCTGAGTCGTAATCTCCATCGTTATAACACATGCTTGCGAGTGACCAAGCGGCAAGAGTGCTATATCCATGATAATTAGGAGAGTACAGAAGCCCCAGATAAAGCCCATATGCCACCTCTTTTTCGCCTAACCAACGATGTGTTCTCGCCATACCATTTTGAGCATAATAAAAGTATGGTGTGTTTTCTTGTACACGCAAAAGCGTCTCTCCGTAGTATTTAATAGCAAGATTGTATTTATCTGTACCATCCCGCCCGGCATTCATAGCCGCGTATCCTTGATACTCATATATCTGGCCCAGCAGCGTATATGCCTGGTAGCATTGCGGTGACAGCTCAATTGCCTTCTTACAGACCTTTTCGGCGCCGGAAAAATCATTCTCTCCCCTCAGCTCCAGAGCCTTTTCTACTAGAGCATTTGCCTCATATTGGTTCTCATTGGCTGACAGTCTTTGGATTAGGGTATTTTTCTCGACAGATGTTGAAGCTTTGCTATACTTCTCCTTGAGTTGAATGACTTCTTTTGTCAGCTTGGCGTTTGCTTCTTCAAGTTCAATCTTTCGCTGTGTCAGCTCGTCAAGCTTTTTCACCTGGCCAGCCAGATAGCCGCTTATATTTTCCGTATCTACGAGCGCGACAATGTGGCATTGATACTGTATAGCATTATTCTCTATGATGGCCATGGAGATTTTTTCCGATTTTATCTTCATGACACTGGCTGTTACTATCTTTACATCGTCGCGGGTAAGCACGTTGCTTTGAGTTTCAGAGATGCCTTCAACCAGCACTCCGGCCATTTCGCTTGCTCGTATCTTGGCCTGATTCCTGGCCCGTTCTTTTGCTATATCTTGGCGCTCATCAATGCCCTCGCCTACAATATAGTAGCCATCTGCTTCGATTGTCTTGACTTCTGCCGAAGCCATTTGCCAGCTTGACAACAAGGCTATGAGGCAGTAGACAATAATCAGACTTTTCTTTAACATTGGCAGGCACTCCCTTTCGGTTGAAATCTTCTTTTAATTTATTATATCAAATATTTTTAATCTTTTCAATAAAAAAATAAAGCGCCCTTAAAAAAGGAACGCTTTATTTGGTGACGATATACTCTTACTGAGTAACCTCTACAGCCTGGAGAGTCTTGAGACGGCGGGCAACAAATGTGCAAGCCTGCTGGCTCATGATGTTGTCCATGCTGTACTGACCGCCCTGATTCAGGATTTCGCATCCGTACAGAATCATGACGGCGGCCTTGCCGTACTCGTTGGCCATGGAAATGGTTATATCAAACGGAGGAATTTCGTCTGCAATAACCGGATCTGTAGAAAGTGCTACTGCCTGGGTGCGCTGTACGGCATCCTGAGTAGTGTTATTCTGACCAGAACCAGCATTTGCCAGATTGCTCATCTGGTAATCCCACTCATCGATAGTGAGTGCATGGGTGTTTATTTCGCCGCCGATACGATGGAACACTTTGTTGTTCCTGATGTGGTCCTGCAGACCAACAAGCAGGGCATCATGATCGAATTGAGCGAAGACGAGGGTACCTGCTATACCCCTCTTGCCACGGCTGAAGGAACGCGGGTCTGCATTTCCCATCGTATATACCGGAGCTTTTTCCCTGGTGACGGACCAGCTTATTCCCTGGAGCTCACCAATAACCTGGGAGCCAAAGGAGCACATGATATCGCAACCAGAGAAAGAGGTATAAGTGTTAGTATATTCGGAGCTATTGCTAACAGCCATTTGCTTTCTCCTTTACAAAAAAAATTAAGGGCGGGCGGAATGCCCGCCCCCTTACATCTATTGAACCTGCAGCTTAGGACTGCTGGGTAGATTGACGAGAGACACTGATGGAGTTGTTGATGGAGCGGATTTCGTTCATCGGGAAGATCTCGTAGTTGATGTTGATCACAGAGTCTACGGAATAGGTCTCTATGTTCGCAATCTCAAAACGATAATCCCAGATGAGGACATCCTGCAACTCATGCAGAGCACTGTCGATGGCCGTATTCAGAGCGTTGCGGTTTGCGATGTTATTCTTCAGGCTAACGAAGGGCTCGGAAGCATTACGAATGGCATTGCCGCAAGCGTTCATGGTACGAGTGATGGAGAGACGACGAGCAAGGTCGGAGCTCGGAGCCATCGTGATACCGTCAACAACAGCTATGCCGCGCTTGGCAGTGTTCTTGACAACAACGAAGCCTGCCTCGATAACGGAAAGCAGCTGGTTATTGGAGAAGCAGAAGTCCACATTGCCAAGGCCGGTGGGCTGCATAGTGGTGCTCTTCTCCACAGGCAGACAGGAAATCATACCTGCATAGCCGGAAGCACCATTGAGGATGCTGGTGTAGTTGTCAACAGAATCGGTAAGGCGATACTGGAACGCCGTTACGGTCACATTGCGGCCAATCTCATACGGATCGCCGTTTGCATCGAGCATCATGCGGCCATTATCCCTCTTTGCATACAGAGAGAAGTTGGAAGCAGAGAGCTCGCTTGCACGCTTGGCAATGCTCGGAAGAGTCAGCGCACGCAGCGGAGTGTAACCGATGATGCCATGGGTTACATGGGTGCGCAGAGTGGTGTATGCACAATGCTGTGCCAGCTGGCGGACGAAATTATCGTTGGTGCGATAGGGGATATACTTGTTGTAGTTGTAGCCTATCACACGGTCAGCCTTCAGCTTGTAGTACACACCATCAATGTGAGAGCCGCCATACTCCTGCTCAAAATAGAGCTTGGCAGGGTCAATGCTGCCTGCAACAGTTGCAAACTCCATTTCGATGTCCTCAGGATACTCTTCCTTGAGGTTGGAGCCTTCCTGGGTGAGCTCAAATGTGAAGAGGTCGCCCAGAGCCTCATCGTCCTGGAGAATCTGTACGAACTCTTCCAGGGGGATGAAGTCAGCTGCACCGGTAGTGATGGTGATATGGTTCTCTGCGCCGTAGCTGTCCTCAACAAAGATCAGAGTCTTCGCATCGTTATCGGACAGCATATCGGAGAGTTTGCCAAGCGGAGTGATGGAAACAGGGAGGCTGACGCCGTCTGCTTTCACGCCGGCTACATAAGTAGTGTGGCCGTTATCCACCAGGAAATACTCATAATAGTTGGAGCCGTTATCGTAGCGAACCTTCATGTCGGTGCTGAGAGTGGAAGCGGACATGAGTTGCTTCAGCTTGAGGTCGCCATTGTCAAGATAGCCCTCAAGAACCATCTGGTCTGCAACAAAGAGTGAAGAGTCGAAGCGGGAAACGTTCATCTTGTAGGCTACATCGTCATTCAGAATGTAGAGCCTTGCACCGCTGACCGGGTCGCCAACAACTGTAGGTGTCTTATAGGCGATGAACATAGAGCCGTTGGGCAGGTTGCCTGCCGGGAAGAGGTTGAGAATATCCTGCTCTGCGTTCTCAGGGTCAGAGACATTGACGCCAGTCACCATCTTTGCGACTTTCTCAACGTAGATGTCAGATGTCACATCCTGCTCTATCTCATCTTCAGAAACCTTCTTGAAGTGGAAGGTGTAAGACTTCGGAGCCATCAGGTCATCTGCTGCAACCTTGGAAGTTGCTGTGACAAGGGCACCATTGCCAGCGCCGTCACCAAACAGCTCAATGCTGGTTCCGGTGGAAGCAAGGAATGCGTCAGCCTTGGGCAGCTTGGCCGTAATCTTGTCATCGGCGTTTGCTGCTACCTGGACACGGTAATCTGCCTCAACGTTCTCAAGCAGGGAATAGATACCGGTCTTGATGGGCACGATATGGTTTGCATCATCCTGTGGAGTCTCAATGACACGGGGACGGCGCTCTACGCCATCCTTGCTGCCACGGGACACAGCCTTTGCAGTGATGGCAAAACCGGAGCCCAGGCGCTCATAGATCTCATAATTGGAAAGATCAACCTCTTCGTAGTCAATCTTATCCTGAGCCCAGACACGGTCTGCGATGCCTGCAGTATCCAGGAACTCATAGCGCACACCGGCTGTGATGCCTGCGGCAGCAAGCTCCAGCTGCATTTCCTTATAGCTTGCAGCCCCAATGGGGTATTCAGCAGAAACGTCAGTGTTGAAGTCAAGAACGCGGTAGTAGCTGCCAGCATAGTCGCTATAGGGTTTTGCGCCAGAATGGGTGACAGCCTTTGCATTGACAATAGTGATTGCGGGCAGATCTTCCGTATTCCTGTCGCGGCCAATGAAATAGATACCGTTGAACAGGGAGCCGATGCGCAGGTTCTGGGCCTCAGGGAGGTCGGTGACATCTTCGCCATCGGTATTCACGATGGAAAGCATAAGCACATTGTTATGCTTGTCACGGTTGAATGCGGAAATAAGGTCTGTCAGCTTGTCGTTGCGGGTCAGGCCCTTATCCTCATTCAGTAGCATTTTGCTGATAATCAGGGAATCCTTGCTGTTTACAGCACCCTGTTTGCGCTCAGACAGGGTAGCGCAGGAAGCAGGCTTGTAAAGATCAATCTCCTCAAAACCGGAATTGACATTCACCTTGATATAGCACTGCTTTACTGTGTTGGATGGGCTCTGGCTGGAAATGCGCAGACGATACTTATCGGACTCCTCGCAGAAACGGAAGTCCTTTATCATATCCTTGCCGCCAACACGCATAGCCTTGACAGTGGTGCAGCCACGGTCAAAGCAGGCCTGAACATTTGCGGTGAGCGTGGCGCTGCGGTGAGTTTCGGGGTCGTAAGAACCGCCGAAATAATACCGGGCCATATCGCCATTGTAAAGATCCACCGGTTGGTTGGCAGGACCTTTGAAAGCTGTACCGATAATCAGCACGCTCTCAGTCTTGCCAAACTTGGAAGGATCGTAGTCCTGACTGATTTCACGCTCAAAGTCAATCAGGGAGCCAGGCAGATTGTTGCCGTCGTTAAGAATGCTCATTTAAGACGATTTCCTCCTATGGTTTAATGGGTTAGGATATTTCTGCGATTGTGGTATCAAACGCGAGATGAATATTCTCAATCACGACATGATAGACCAAAGATCGCACCGACATTTTCTGTCGATATATGTCAAGATTGGAGTCCGTGTACTGCCTTTTGAACAGCAGCTCGCTTACACCATTCTGCTTGAAATAGCCTGTGTAACTTAGCATTGCGCCTTCAAATGCCGACATTACCCTGTTCGCAAGGCTATAGTCACTAGCAACTATGTTGAATTGGACTTCGCAATCCATGATTTGTGCAAAAATTGTTCCCTGTCTTGCCACAGAACCATCAGGATTGCGTTCATAAATGTCCTGCCGGACTTTTGGCTTCAGCTCATTTGAGCGGGGGACCCTGGAAATGAGAGTATAATAAATGATTGGGTGATCGATTTCAGATGATGGGTCAAGAAGCGCTCTTGCGCCTTCGTCCGGAATGAACTCGACGCGGTCTTTCTTCATAGTCTTTTCAACTATCTTCTTTACCATAGACAGAAAATCATCAAGAGTTGCCCCTTTGTCGGCTTTTGTGTATGGTATCTCATGCGCGTCCGGTTTACTATTTTGCGCGCTGTTCTGTATCTCTCTTTTTCGCCTGAGCAGAGTTTCCAGGTCATCAATTCTTTCCAGCATATTAAGCAACCACTTCCCTTTCGATAAACCTTTCGTCAAATCCGATAGGGGAGATTTTGTATTTTATGACAATCTTGACCGTACCGGGATGATACCTGTCCAGGGCAGCATAAACAGAGGTGATTTCATAATCTGTTATCAGCTTGCCCTTTATGCTGGCAAGGTATTCGTCAACTATCCGCTGGGCCATCTTCTTCCTGTATGGCGTGTACTTTACGCCTATGTGCTCGGAAAAGTCCAACTCCCTGCCTATGTAGAGGCAGATGCGATATATCGTGAATACCTTTAGCGGCTCTTCATACGGATATAGTGTAAGCAGGTTTTCTACTGTCAAATTTCCGTCCATATGATATTTGAAGTAGGCCATGTCACCTACGGAATCAGTAAAATCTATGTCAAAGACCGCCCTTGGATTGTCTGAGCTGCGCGGATACACTGCAGGTGTTGTGTTGCGTATCATTTTCGCAAGTTCAACATTGCTCCATTCCAGGCTTTCTATATTGTTGGCAACAAAGATGATGTCATCGTAAGGTGTATTTGATAATAAATTGTTCTTAAAGCTGACCCTTTTCTTGTCCATATCTTCAAGGAACGCATCTATATCTTCATAAAGGGAAGCATGAGCATCGTTTATAAGGTAGAGGCTATCAATGCCTGGTCCTTTTTGCTGCGCTAAATATTGAGCATAATATGTCTTTCTACCACTCTGGGTCGGGTCATAGAAAGAATCACTGAGCAAGAGATTGAGGGGCACGACGTATGCAAAGTCATATTCACCTATGAGCTGTGCCACCTTCATATATCCGTGCAGGTTCTCTACATTCATCAGGAACACATCGGACATATCATCAGAGCAAAGATATTCAAAGGCTTTGGTCAGCTCGCAGTCTCCAAAGACTTCTCTTACTTCTTCAAAGTATTCTGGCTGCACGACATCATAAAGATGCTTGTTGGATTCAGCAAAACCAGCCAGGAGCACCGACTTGTGCTTATTCTCAATGCTTATTGTGGATATCATTGCACCAGCCTCCTGAAGTTCTCAAGGAACAGCTCCTTATTGTCTTTTTTGTTGACGGCTTCACAATGATAGTAGATGACTTTGTTTGAGTCAGAGCGATACTTCTTGGGACTCTGCAAAATATCAGCTTCATCGTCCCGGACAATAATGTTTCCAGGCTGTATCATCTCAGTGGTTACATCGTCGGCATCGAAGTAGTAGTAATTCGATGCAATCTTTTGTTGTTGTCCGCTCAGGCGCACAGATACCTCATCAGGTTCCATGGCGGCTTTTATCTTGCGTATCTTGATTTTCTTGCCGGTGCCAAGACATTTCTTGCAGGCAGGATCAGCGGTTTCGTGCTGGTCCCTGCACGGGCACTTGAGAAGCGGATCCAGGATGATGACATAAGCCGGGAACGCAAGCTTCTGTATGATGCGCTTGACATTCTTATTAAAAGAAGGGGAGAGCATTAGAATCTCCCCTCCCAACCTTGATTGACTTCACGCCGATAATTGTTGAGGATAGTTTCGACAGTCGTAGCTCTGATAGTGTGCTGGCCACGGAGAGCAAAAGCAGGTGCATTGCGTCCTTCAAGCTTGTAGCCACGAATAGCATCAGACCAGATCTTTGCTTCTCTGCGCAGCTGACTGATTAGGTTGTTGATGTTCTTCAAGGTAGAACCGTTCTTGAAGCTTATCTTACCCAAGGTGCCTTCAAGTCCGGATTCTGCGCCGCCGACTGCATACGCCTTGGTAAGAGCAAGGAGGGTGGCCTTTACTTCTGTGAACTTTTCCACTTCATAAGGAACGCCTCTTACGGTGTTCACAGGACCACCGTTTATAAAATCGGCTTCCTTGCTGGCCTGGCGAATCATATAGAGAATGTCAGCCTCGGGAATATCAAAGACATCAACCAGGACTTTCACTGCTTCCAGCTTGCAATAACTTGGTGTCATGGCAGTTGTGATTTTGACTTCTGTTTTGTCAAGCACCTTGTCGTGATTGATAGACTTTATATCGCGGAGCTTTATGGTATATGTGGCGTTGTCATCTATGCCGCCCTCAGGGGTTATTTCCAGGCAATTATCAAAGACTCTGTATGAGAAGTCTACGGTTTCCAAACGTCACACCACCTTTTTCAAAATCATTATCTTGGCGATATCTATTGAGGCCGGGTCAAGCTCATCATTGAATTCCAGCAGAAAACTGGACTTTGGCGTATGCCCGTTTTCGGGATAGCCAACTATCTGCAAGTCATCTTCAAAGACAATATCATCATCATCTATCGGGACAGAGGATTTGTCTTTGCCAGAATCAAGCATGGTAAAAGTGCGATGCTCTGACCAATTGCCAATATCTCCTTCGTTATTCTCCGCCCTCACGCGCAAGAAATACTGGGAGTTTGGCTTAAGCCTGAAAGAAATGTCCTGCCTATCCTTGAATACCTGCTCAAGCTCGATATCCAGGAAAGTGACATCTGTAGCAATCTGCACTCTGTAAATAGAAGTCAGCCTGCCGGATTTTCCCGGCAGTTCACTTACTTTTAGATTGAATGAGCTAACTTCTTCGTAATCGACAGGCGACGTTATCTCAACCATGCTGTCAACAGGGGAGTTTATGGCAAAGCATTTCTTGTACCCGTGATCAAGAGTAGTACCGACCACAGAATGTATGTCTTTTGTGACATGGACTTCATAGGTGGTGTTGACTTTGAACTCTCTGACAGACAAGGTTACAGTCTTGCCATTCACATCTCTTTCTGTTTCAGCTATGGCAGAATCTGCCGTGTGGGCGTTGTCAGTCAGAAATATTGAGCAGTCATTGACAGTCTCATCATCAACATCAAGACTGAATACAACCCTGACGCAGTTATTGGATTCGTCCGGGATAATGTCGCTTACTGCAAACTTCTGATACATTTAAGCCACCTTAAGCTTCAACAACAGTTACGGAAAGGGTAGTGCCATCGCACATCTTTGCGCCGGGAGTTACTGCGATTTTCGCTGTGCCAGGAGCAACGCCAGTAAGGGTGAAGCTTGCGCCATCATTGGCAAGCTCTGCTGTTACGAACTCACTGCCCTCAACTACCTGCACATCGGAAGCTATCGGATCAACGGTCACTTTCTTTGTTGCGCCGACTTTGAGGGAGCGTACAGACTTGGGAGTAGTGACAAGCTGCTGAACTTCAGGCTCAGGAACTTCTTCTGCCACAGTTTCTACAACAGACGCAGACTTGGGAGCAGGAGTTTCTACTTCCTCGGCAACTTTGGGAACGTCAGCCTCAATGGTTTCGACAGGCGTATCCTTGTGCAGCTCATCATCGGAGTCAATAACCTCAGTGGGTTCCTCAGCCAGCGGGGTCTTGCCCATCAAAGTCTTCAGGTCGATGCCTGTACGGCGGGACTTTGCTTCCATCAGAATCTGCTTAAAAGTCTTGGAAGTGCCAAGACTGCCTTCAATCAGCTTAATCTTGTGATGCTTCAAGGCCTTGCGCAGGCGGGAAAGGTCAGACCCAAGCTTTACGTCTGCAACAGGGTGATTCCAGTTCAGGACAACACCGGAAAGCTCATCATAAAAACCGCTCTGGCCCTCTGCCAGACGAATGCGTGCTACAATACTAGCCATGATATATGTTCCTCCAACTTGTTAGTTCATTTCTTCGATATTGATGATACCGGCAGCACTGCAAATTGCAGCTTTCACGGCGGCATACACATTCTCGAAATAGGTATATTCTTCATTCCATTCAGCAGTGAAGACGGCGGGGCGGTATTTTGCACCCGCAATAGCCAGCTTCACAGGATTGGTGCGCATGACTGTGATGCGTTTCTCATCCTTGCTTGCGTCAAGGGAGAAAATGTACTGGGTATCCATAAAGGATTCCGGCACATGATTGGTCTGTATCAGACGGCTGGTAATGGATTCTGCCAAGTGCTCAATCTCTGCCAGCTGCTGGCTTTCCTTGTCCATGCCTGACTCAATCTCATGCTGAATTTGTGCAATCTGTTCTTCTGTCATGTAAATAAATCTCCTATAATTTCTGACTCTGCATGGGGCGTATTACCATTTTTTTAGAGATAAAACAAAAAGCAGTGGGATAACCACTGCTTTTATCTATATATGAAGTTACAAACCGAATTAACTCAATCAGTCTGCGACAACATGAACAGGAATGATAGGCGGATAAGTAACGTCAGCCTTGATGTTACGTGCTACCATGATGCCCAGGCCGTGATCCTGGATACCGACCCCGTACCTTTCTTTCGCCTTGACGTACAAAATATCTCTTTCAGGATTCGTCCACTGGTCTTGAGTAAGCTCCTGACGCTGTGCAATTACGCCGACATTCTCACGGTCAACGATGTACATATCGAACAGCTTCTTTTCCTTGTCGAATTTGACGAAAGGAGTGAGGTTGACAGTGAGTGCAAACGGCATACGATTCTGCACCTGCTCAGGCCGCATAATGAAGCTCTGAGGACCCATGTTGTTCTGCAGGCCATTGAAGTTCGGGCTGCCCTGAGTGCCGCCTGACGGGTTGATGTTCTGGCCGCCGAGTGCGCCCCACTGCATGCCGGCCCCGGCCATCGAGTTCCTCGCAAATACTGTCCACAGCATGGGGTGGGCAAAGACATCGGTAGGATTGTGGTCATTGGTGATAGCAGCCAGCATCAGATCCAGAAAGTCTTCCATGGTGAGGGTATCGTTCAGGTTGCCAAACTGGTCATGACCGGTAGTACCTGCCTCAGGCTTCTGAGCACGGATGCTGTTATCAAAAACAGTGTGGCCATGCATGGAAGCTTCGTCAAAGCACTTCTGTTCCTTGAATCTTGCAAATGCCCTCGAAATCTTGCGGAGCGTAATTTTGTAGATGTCCCACGTATAGTCAGACAAGCTCTCCTCGGTGATGGATACCTTGACACCGACTTTCTTGATGTCAATGGTGAGCTGGTTGTTCTCAGCAGTGCTGATGTCCGGTGCGCTCTCGTTGAAGGGTTCGCCTTCGCCAACTTCACGCACGAAGATTTCACCAATCATGGGGACGATAATCGTCACGCCAGAGCCGGGAGCCTGAACTTTGGTGAAGAGGTTTGCAAACAGAAGCTGGGGCTCCTGTGCCTCAATCATCTCGCCAGTGAGGATCTTCGGCACCATATCAATAATATCGGTACTGGTGATCATCTCGCGCAGATTCATCATGACGGGCTGCTTGCTCTCGGACTTGCCGGCCAGCTGCTCAAGGAAAGTCTTGTAAGCAGCCATCTCTTTCAGAGTGGCATTGCCGGGAATGTTGTGTTTGGGCTGCTTGCCCTGCTTCCGCAGGTTCTCATTCTCCTGCAGAGCTGCATATCTCTTAGTCGCCTTTTCAAGGCGTTCCTGCAAACTGATAGACATTTATTTAATGTTCCTCCTGTTGACTCTTAGCGCTGGAGCAGAATCTTTGCGCTGCCTACGCATCCAGACCAATCCATAAAAGTGGGGACGCCTGCAAGGCCGCGCTTCTTGTACTTGAGATTGACCACCAGGTCGCCGGAAGCCAGAAGCTCATCTGCCTTTGCCTCATCGGTCACGCTGATAACAATCAGGCCCTGTACGGAATCATAGAAAGTAACTGCGAATGCATCGTTCAGAGCTTTCGGGGTCTTCAGCACATCATCAGCGGAAGAAACGGAAACGAAAGCGCCATCGCCAAGCTGAACCTGCAGAGTGCCATCCTCGAAGTTACCATTCTGGCAAACCTTGACCCAGTTGCGGACATACTCCTGAGTGGTATCGCCGCCACGGCCACGGATAACAGCTGCATGGTTGTTCTCGTAGTCACGGATAACAGCATTGTAGCCATCAGTCAAGCCGGGGATGCCAAGCTTCATCTGATGCTCAGGAGCATCGAACTTGTCATAGTTGCCATAGCGGCCAGTAGTGCCGCCAGGAATAGCATGAAGATCGTGCTGGGTGAACGCGCGATCATACGGGTAGCCGGGGAAGCGGCCAGTAGTCTGGTAGGCGGAAGCTGCAATGTTATCTTCCCCTTCCCTGTTGTTCTGGCTCCAGACATCTGGGTTGTAAGTTTCGAAACGGAGCCTATCTTCCAAGGCCCACTGAACCCACTCGTACCCTCCTTCGGGAACCATATCATGGTTGAAGGCGATAACCTGGCCAACGACCTGCTGACGCTCACGCTCCATCTCTGCGGCGCTCATAACCTCAACCAGAGCATCGCTGGACAGCGGGGAAACAGTCAGGCGGCCATTCTCATCGGACTTGACGAGATCGCCAACCTTGAGAGTGCCGTAGATGGAGCCCCAGGGATTCTCCTCAGCCTTATCCTTGAAGGCGAAGTACGGAAGCTCAACGATTGCATCGGTGATGATGGGGCCAGCCTGCATGCCGTCCATGGTATCGTTGTTGAACTTGGTGTACTCATTGCGCTCCAGCATGCCCAAAGGAACATTGGCTGCGCGGACCTCATCGGTAACGTCACCTGCGACAACAGTGCCATCAGTAGCAAACTCAGCATTCAGGACAACCTTGCCACCCTTGGGATCAATGCCCATGCCAGCATCCTTCAGCTGCTTTGCGCCAGCCTTGGTGCAGGCACGATAGAAGCCATCAGCATAAGCAGCAGCAAGACCCTCAACAGGAGCCCAGCCAAGACCAACGCCATGAGCCTTGTTGCCCTTTGCCTCATCAGAAATCAGGGAGTTGTTCGGGTAAGTATCGGTGTTCTCACGAATCTTGACAGCGGCACCGCCGTTTGCCAGAGTGAGAGTATTGAAACCGCGCTTGGAGCGGAAATCGGTCATATCCATGTAGGGGTCAGCTGCAACAATGCGGCCCTTGGTGACGACCATGTTGTTGTAACCTACTGCGTAGCCATACTTGAACAGCGGGCGGAGGCGCTTGTCGAAGAGGTACTTCTGGGAAAGAGCCTCGTGCGGGGTTACATTCAGTGTATTGTTGGTGCGATTGATGCGGGTTGCGCCATCGCGGTAGCCGGGCATGTCAACGGTGAACTGCTCGCCATGTGCGCCGGGCTGAAGCTTGAACTTAGTTTCAAACGTGCTAGGATACAAAGCCATTTACGTTAAATCCTCCTATTAGAGACCGAAGTCTTCGTCTGCGGCCTCTTCAGGGGCTGCTTCATTGTTGTCGCCGGGCTTCTGCTCGCTCTCCTGCAGGGAGACGTTCTGAGCTGCGCCCTTGGCGTCTTTCATTTCTTCGGCATTCTTATCGTCAGTCTTCTTCTGCTCGCTCTCCTTCAGCTCGGCCTTCAGGTCGGCAATGGAGTCGCGCAGGGAGTCGATGGAACGCTCCTCAAGCTTTTCAAGAGCAGGCTTGCCAGCCTTCTCACGGAGAGAGGCAAGGGACTCAGCGAGGCTCAGCTTGACTTCCTTGCTCATCTCCTCAATCTTGCCCTCTGCAGCTTCGCGGAGTTCCTTTTCGTGGGCAACGCCCAGCTTGGTCTCCTCAAGCTCTTTCTTCAGGCCCGTAATGGACTCCTGAAGAGCAATCTTATCCTTATTCAGAGAATCAATGCTCTCCTGAAGGCTGACCTTGTCACCCGTGAGGGCTTTATTGGCAGTCTCCAGAGAAGCAATCTTCTGTTCTGCTTCTTTGAGTTCCAAAGTGTTAGTCTCCTTTTCTGAGGGTTTTTGCTCATGATCCTGTATGTTAACATCTGTTTTTGCGCCATTTGAGCAAAGATGTTTTGGGCGCGGACCTCTTTCACAGTTCTCGCCTGGCTCACCGCAGTCTTCCCAGGCGCTCTTAAAGGAAATGACGCCTGCGTAAGGGTCAGCTGGCACAATCACAAACGATAGCTCTTTGGCTGTCCAGGCATGGACTTCCCAATAGCACAGCTTGCCGTCATAGAGATTTCCGCGAGTATGCTCGCACCAATCGCCATCGCCAAGCTGCTTGCCGCAGATACTGCAGCGTACATCGGTGCCGTCAGCGCCAACAGAGACCGTATGGAGGATACCATCGCGAATCTTCCGCTGCTCCTGATAGCCCGGTATTGAGGCATGGACGAGCATCGTACTGCCATTGGTCTTTGTGCTTCTGGTGGCCTCAGCTTTCAGCACGCGGCCTACAACCTCGCCATCAAAATCGTTATGAAACATGATGACGGGAATGTTATAGGGAGCGGTCCAGCTGTCAACTGCCGGCCTGAAGCTGTCTTCCATGTAGCAGGTGAAGTTCCTGGTGATTACGCCTGCGTGCATCGCCTCAATAGCGGTGATGAACTCAGCGGTCTCCATAGTGAGGGCCTGTTCGCCCTCCTGAAGCTTCACCCTGTCAGGAGCAATGGCATTAACAGGATTCTTGGGGTCAAAACCTACAACATACTCTTGTAGACGTATTGACATCGACAATGACCTTTCTTGAACTGTTAATCTATTCGATACACGCTTCCAAGCGGCAATGGCAGTTTGCACTAAATCCCGGAATATCATTCAAGTCATAATTGTGGGGATTGATGACAGTGAGATGTTTGTGCTTGTGCCTGCTGTTTTCGTCACACATGACGATAACCTTCTTGATTCCTTCGCGCTCGCAAAGCTTCAGATAGGCATTCCAATATGCCTTGCGCTCTACGAAGTCCTTCAGATAGTCAAGCCTGTAAGACTGCCTGTTTATGCGCTCTCGCAGCGTTTCTCTGTCCCGAGTATTACTAATGCTCGTTTTTATATCACTAAAATACTCGGTCAAATTATTGTTAATGAAGTGGGAAAGCAGTGGATTTTCCGCTCCAACTACCTCTCTGGTGTCGAAATCGGCAAATCCGAGGTCCTGGAGAGCCTTTCTCTCTCCATCTTTGGCAGCCTGCTTTGCCGCACTGGCGAGGTGTATCTTGATCCTGTCTTCCGTATCTTTTAGATTGGAGCCATCCAGCATTATTCCGTCATTAAGAAGTTTTGGCACTGCAGACTCCTTGACTTTGACAGAATGGATACCATGCTGGTTTCGGGGGCGGTCAATATTGTCTACCGCTTTATTGTGCCGCCCGGTGTTGCGGGTCTTGCCATTGCCCGTGTTCCTTCTGACGTAGCTGCTCTTAGTGCTGGTGGTCTTCTTCTTGGTTGAGCTGCCGCCAGAAGAAGCGGGAGCAGGAGTGAGCGCAGCTGTAAGGCGTGCAAGCTCCATAGCGTTCTCATGGTTTGCGTCAATCTGCTCAAGCTGGTTGGTCTGCTCAATCTTGTTGGCATAGAGATCCATTTCATCAACATCACTGCTGCGCAGGCCAAGCTCATTGCGCATCTCTGTAAAGGTGATGGCGTTGGACTGGAATTTGTTGACAATATGGTTTTCAGTCTTGATTTTTGTATCCAGATTGATTTCGTTGAAGCAGAGATTGACAATGTCTTCTTCATTGAGGATGGGGTTGAAGCCGCCCTCCAGAAGAAGCTCTGTGATAACTTCCTGTCTGAACTGATGGGCAAAAGTGCTTTGGCTGTCTTTGACAGCATTGTGTATCTGCTCTTCCATAGAATCGGCATCCTGCTTTGCGCCGCCTCTGCCCATCATAGCCTGAGAAGCATTGAGACCCGTAAAGACACGGTTCTCAAAATGGGTAAGGGTAGGGGAGGTGTCAATGACGGAACCTTCTACGCCCATGCAGGAAGCATTTACCCTTTCGGTTGTGACAAGCATGCCGTCCTGAGGCATATTCTCAATGACCTGCCTGGTCTCATCGACTTCTTTTCTTGTGCCTTGCATGCCAGCCTGTTCAAGGCCGACTTTCACATGCATCATGGGGAAGGAGTAGCGATACATGAGCGCCAGGACATTTGCTTCAACCTTGCGCAGGGCTCTGATGTCTTCCAGGACAGCTATCCATCTGGGGGTGCCCCAGAAGGAACCTGCTTCCCGGTCAAAGGTAAAGTGAATGACGTCTTCTTTCTTGAATTTCTTCTCACGCCCGGATTCTGTGACCTGCTTGTATCCTTTGACATGCCCCAGCTTGTCAAACTGGATAAGCATTGTGTCAGGGTCAACCCGGTAGTAGCCCGTCACTACCTTGCCATTATCAGTGATGCCATTTGCCTTGACAAACGGAAGTTTGTCATCCCGGCTTTTGACCCAGTAGGCATTAGAGAACTTCATGAGGTCATATCCCGTCTCTTTTAAGAGAACGTCAAAGGATTCGCCTGTCATATATGACATGATACGGAACCTTGATTCGAGATATTTTGCGGCCTCATCGTTCTCGCCCTTGAAGACATAGCCTGCTTTTACAAAAAGCTCGCTGTATTTCTTTATGACAAGGCGGAGATAGGAGTCCGTGTCTGCAGCTGCCTTGATTTCTTTGAGGTCATACTGGCAGCGGTAGAAAGTATCAGCTCTTGTGATGCCGATGAGCTTGCTGAGACTTGCCCAGGCAACGGCAAACTTGCTCTGCGGCGTAACAGACACAGCTTTTCGCTGGTTGTTGTTGCCGCCAATCTGTTCGGACAGATTGAGAAGGCCAAGAGAGATTCTGTCTCTAAGTTCTTTTAAGATTATGGACACCGCCTTTCTTTTTATATTTGCGTCTAAGCGGATATTACTATGGACGCGGGCATAAAACAAAAAGCACAGACAAAGCCTGCGCTAAATGTATTATTTTCCGCCGAAGGTCCCGGCTGCGTTCTGAGCTTCGGAAAGGCGCCTGTCAATATGAGTGCTTGATGCATTGGGGCCTTCAAATTCCCACATGAATTTCTCAGTTGCTTCTTCCATAGTTCTGCCGTTAAGATTGGAAGGTAGACAGCTAGTATACCCATTCTCCAATTCCCATTTGAGACACGAAAGCTGAGTCTCAAGCGAGCTTACGGGTTTTCCGGTTCTTTGCGCTGCTGCCCTAAGGTGATCTTGGCGATCAGCTACTGTCCATTGACACAAGCCGTAGCCTACGCCTGGAGTCATTGGTGCGCCGCCATTCTCCGTTACATCTACTTGATATCCGGCAGACTCTACGGATATATTGCCCATAATACCTGCGGCGGCATTATCGTCGTAGCCCATATCCTTGAGGAAGTTCCAGACCTGTTCAGCCACGCCATTGCCCTTCAGGGAGACGGGCGTGTAATCGCCACCGCCAGAATAGCTTGAGCCGCCCCCGGACGATGCCTGCTGCCCGGTGACAGAATCCCTGGCAGCACTATTAATAGCACTCTGAGCCTTTTGCTGTGCCGACTGGGTTGCATCATAGTTATCATCAATCTGGTTCTCAGTCGGAGTAGGGGGCGGAGTAAAGGCAAATATATCCGAACCCGTGTTGGAAAGCTGCGCCTTGGCTGACGCCTCATCTATCTTTATATTGAGAAGAGCATTGGTATTCTTGACGGCGTTATCAAGATACTTGAACTCATTATATGCCGCCTGCTTGTATTTCTTGGTAGCCTCTGACCGGGAAGCTTCAAGCAAGTCATTTGAGAATGTTGAAGGCATGTCTTTTAAGTCTTTTTTATATTGCTCCTGCAGATAGCGCTCCCTTTGCATCTCTGCTACATGGAAGCCACGGGTCATGCAGAGGGTGTTGGCAGCTGTGTGCGTAAGGTTCATCTGCCGTATTTTCTGGTCATAGATAATCTGGCCTTTGCAGATGGAATCTATGAGGTGCTGCTGATTGGGATCGTCAGTTGTGACCGCTGTGCCGTCAAAGTCCTGCATGAGATATGTATATTCATCCATGCCGGATTCTTCGGCAAGAGTAGTCATTATCTGGAAAAATCTGTTTGTAAGCTGAGTCATCATGGAGGTGTAGTGCTCCTTGATGTCAGAATCGTCCTGTTTGTAGGCCTCTCTGGCAATATCCACTAAAGAGCGGCCTCTATCTACTTCTATGGTGACAGCCGGCTTGCGGGAAAAGATATCGTCTATTTCCCCAAGGCTGAATCTTGTATCATCGACAGGTGTAAGGGCTACATCAGGGCCGTATTCCGAAGGTGAAGCTGGCTTTTTAGGTTTCGGCTCCTCTGGCGTCGGCTCTTTTGGCGTTTCCGGCTGTTTTGGCTCGGGCTTTTTCCCCTTGCGCTCTATCTGTAGGATAATCTTCCCCTGGGTATCCCTTCGGAGGACATCTGTTATATCTCTGATAATAGTAGCCAGGTCGGAGGGGAGGAGGTCTGCCAGCTTATATACGCTGTCAAGGTCATCAAGAGTTTCAACATATCTATCAGGTGTTTCAACTACTTCCGGCTCAGGAGGAATCGTATGTATGATGCCTTCCGACTCATAGTGCCGGCCTACGCTTAAATCAGGTATGGCAAGTATGTTGTCTCTGTCATACCTCAGCTTTTCGTTAGCCAAAAGTGGCCTCCTTCCTCATTTTTTGCTAAAACATACTGCGGCTAAAGGCTCCGCCTGTGCGGGCTCCCCAGCCACCACCTCTGTTGCTGTATCTGCTCCTAATCCAAGCTGCAGATACCTGGAATACTTCCGGCTTGTCCGGATCTCTTGGGTCTTGCGCGTCCTCATAAGATATTGTACCGTTCTTGAGCCCTTTCCATGGATTAGCCAAAGCGCCAAAACCTCTTGCGATGCTTTGGACGGACTTCATGGCCCTCTCCATCATAGGAGACTCACCACCTACTGCGGCGGCGCCAAAGGTCGGCTTGTCTATGGTTTTGGTTATCTCCGGAAACTCCAGGGCGAAAGCCAGGAATGCAAGGCCCAGTGCATCTACGAAGTGCTCGTTTACATCTGTAAATACAGGAGTGCCGTTAGCACTCATACGGATAACTTCGTAGTCTACCAGCTGCTTATGCAAGAGCTCGTCAAAAGGTGAAAGTATAAGCTGCTCACGCTCTATGGCCATCGTAAGCTGGTTTACCATGAATGGCTTCATGGGCTTTGCTTCGATGGTCTTTTTAATCGGATCCATCACATCTATCTTCTGCGAGAACTGGAAGCGCTTGACTTTGTTCTTGAGGCCAGACTCAGGGTGTTCGTCACCATATTTGTGCAAACACTCTATCTGATACTCACCGCTGCCGGCGTCGCAATAGATGAATGATGGGTTATAAACTTTGTTTAGGTCGATTATTAGATTGACAGCTGCATCGAAGCTGTACTCTGCTTTCGGAACTTCTACGCGCCGGACCACCTTGAACTTGTTCATGTTAGGTATCCAGTCAAGAATAAGGAGGGAGGAAGACGCGCCGTATTTCACTCTTCAAGTGGACTATACCATTATCCGGTCTGGATAATATATCTCTAGTCTCTGAACCTTCCTGCAGAAGCAGGCTTGGCTGCTGATTCTTGTGATTCCAGCAATTTATATATTTATTGCCCATACATTCCTGTATGGCGGGACAAATATCTCATCCCAATCAACACCCATGCAACGCCAGATGTTGGGTCTATAAGTTCCGATGTTCATATTGGCTGGCGGTATCATCATGTCTACCTTCCAGCCATTCTTCTTCACAGCATGCTCCTGTGAATAGGTTAAAGGCATGTAAGCATACATTTCCTGCTTCATAGCCTTATCCAGTTTGTCTTTATCAAAAACACCTGTTTCCTGGGAACCAAATTCTGCCAGGATTTCGTGTACATAACCCTGTTCAGAGAGCTGGGCACGGAATTCTTCTTCCATCTTCGGGCCCCATTGCGGGTTGCACATGGAGGGGAAGTGGAATTCCTTGAAGTGCATCTTGGGGTCTGTGCAGCATTGCCAGAACCTCTTGCGCGCGCCAGTTGGGGTGGAAGAGAGGAACACTTTTATCCCTTCGCGCTCACCTGCGACGGCCAGGATGGAGTCAAAGTCTGAGTCCATCATATAGTCGCTCTCGTCTAACAGGATTTCATCAGCCCTCTGACCGCGTACAGATGTAGCGCCTCCACCGGACGATGCACCAGTGGTAAAACCTCTGATAGCAGAGCCATTGGAAAACTTTATCTGGAATGGTGTTTTTGTATTTGAAGTGACATACTTCTTCACTGCCGGCGACAAATCAATCAATTGTGTCAGCCGGTCAAAAATCATACGTATCTGAGATTCGTATGGTGCTGCGTAGAGACATGCAAAAGAGCGTGTGGTCATACAGCGCCACAAGGACTCTACGCACATGGTTTCGGTTTTCTCCCGCCCTGTGGGCGGGAAGGACTATCCCTTTGCTGTGCTTGCTCTGCCTAAGAGCTTAACGGTATTCGGAAACGGAGAGAACGCCATGCTTGGGCGGGAAAATCTGGTCCTCATAAGAGTCCATCAGCTCCTCCATAGTTCTCTCCAGAACTTCCTTCAAATCCGCAAGGAAACGCTGGCCTGCATCATTTGCGGCCTCAATATCCTGTGTGCCGTCAATGCGGACACGGGCTTTGAACTCGCTCTTGAGCTTCTTTGCCAGGGAGATGGTGAAGCCGCCAGGATAAGTCTTCTGGATCTTCACTACAGGCTCACCGAGCATATCGATGGCCTTCAGTTCCTTGGGAGTGAACTCGCAAGTCTCAAGCTCAATCAGGATTTTGCGCTTCTTTACGGAGTAGTCGTACTTGAGTTTCATACTACTACACCTGTCCTTTCTTGATTAGACGGTGAGGGTAGGCACAACCTCATTCTCGAAACGGGTGTTCTCTGCCTTGACAGCCTCAACGGCGGTCTTTACGGCATCGAGAACCTTGACCTGGAACAGCAGGGCCTTGGCCTCTGCTACCAGGCGGGCAGTGGTCAGATTCTCGCCCAGTTCGCTCTTTGCCACATCAGCAGCATCAGCGAAATAGGAAGCGGTGAAGCCGGTGCCGAGCTCCAGCTTCTTAGCGTTCACGATAAAGCTGACCTTATCGCCGTCATTCTCAGTTGCCTCGACAACGCGCTTGTCACCATCTACCTTGAAGAAGCCCTCAAAGACGATGGAGCCGAGATTGATGGAGGGGTGGCCCAGATCCTCGAAAAGAGCCTGCTCCTTGGCCTCATCCATGCTGTCAGTGCCGTAGCCGGCAAAGGTGATGGTGGTGCCGAAAACGTTCTTGGATACGCTATGCTTAGTCTCGAAGTTCATAGTCGGTATATCCTTTCTTAATCCTATGTTTATCTCTTATTATTCTTAGCTGGAAGCTATTTAACTGGCTCATAGGCAATTTGCACAACACTCCGCGTCTAGTCTCTGTACGTCCGCCGTATTTTCGGCGGTTCGCTGCTGATTCTTCTTGCGGCGCAAGACATTCCAGCAATTTGTCGGAGACGGGCAAGGGATTCACCCGTTCGGCGGCCACAGCGGGCCACCTTCTTGTCTGATTTATCCAGAAGCATCTCAGCCTGATACCATCGTGCCGTCCATGGGCCGACTTTCTTGGTGGCATTGTCTACAGTTCGCAGACAGGCCTTAGCCCAGAGCACGGGGTTAGCGCAGATAGCAGCGGCTTTCTTGGCTTTGAGTGCATCTACAGTTGAATTTGAAGCCATTTTCTCCTCCAGAGCTTCCAACTAGAGGCATAGGACTTGATTTTGGGCGCAAAAATAGCGCCTCATACCCCGTATATTACTAGGGGAGGGCGCTATTTGGTGGGGATATCAATTGTTTGCTGATAAGCCGTAGTAATGAGCACCGTCATTATCTATGACTACTTTATCATCAGGTATACCACTTAGAATAGTAACTTTTTTAAGTCCGTTCTCCTGGTCAAGTATCATAAAAAAGTCCAACGGGTCTTTATCACCGAACCATGCTTTTGCATAGAATGGCGTATTTATAGAAAACGTAACCTCCTCTACTGAAGAACCATTGAACATGTCACAGAATCCATTATTGTAAAGGCCGCTTCCAAAATCACTGAGCGAAATATAATCACCGCCATACGCTTCTATTGTCCACGGGAATATTTTGGGCAGAGAAGTGCAGCCAGCGAACATACCTATAAAGTTTTTGACATTACTGGTGTCATATCTTGGCACGGTTGTAAGGCTACTACAGCCTACACTATACTTAAATACGTCACTGTCTGAAAAAGGATCGTCATAATCTTTAAGGATTTCCCAGTCAATATAACACCCAAACATACAAGACATATCGGTTACGTTAGAGGTGTCCATTTCCGGCGCCTCTTTAAGATGCGAATACACCATGCTCGAATCAAAATTATTAGCGAGTGCTTGCAAATCACTCATCGTGGGTTTGTCGCCAACTGAGTCAAAATAATTATACACATCCGTGGCGCGTGAAAACATGTCTTTAGTTGTAGTAAGCTCACTAGCGTCAAACCCATCGGGAACAATCTCAATGCTGGTGTCATACCCCAAGTCATTTGCCTTGTAGTATGAATCCGTCAGTTTTATGACCGGCTTGTCTGCGGCTGGAGCGTTTGCATCTTCCTGCCAAAGATAGAAATCATCAGCTATCTTGGCAAAAGAAGTATCAGCAATAATATCTATATCGGTTATTGCCATACTCTTTTTCTCATAAGGAGTGTGGATATTTATGGGAACGTATTTTGTTCCGGCAGAAGGGATGTCTACTATGCTTTTGTTTTTGTATTGCATTTACTTTACCTCATATATTATTAAGAATAATATTGCTGATAACCATTAGGGTTATATAGCTCTGCGTTACTTCTATGGCCGCCAGAGAGCATGTTTCCTATGACGCCGCCGAGAGCAAAGACGCCTACAAGAGCGCCTAGCGCTTTTCCTTTGCCGCCGAGAAGGCCTTTTCCGCCTCTCTCCAATGCAGGAACACTTGACGATTTTACTGCCGGCTCAAACTTTGCTTGAGACATATAACGCCTACGCAAAATATCATTTTCCGTGGCATCAGCTACAGCACTGGCATCTGCACCAATTGCACCTGATTTTTGCCCAGTTTTGATATAGTCATCCAACTTACTTGCGTAACCTTTTTGAATCTGGCTGTATGCGTCAAGATAACTCATGGTGCTCACTTCAGACCCCAGGCGCCCATCGGTAAGCTTATGCATTTTGCTGGAAAGCCTTTCCATCAGCGACGGAGTCCTGGCACTACTCAAATCTACGCCGAGATTATACTGAGAATTCATCTGGCGCAAGGATTCAAATGTTTGTGTGCCATAGCGCCTTTCCATGCCGGCAAGATCTCTACGGAAAGCAGTTCGTGCAGATTCCGCAAGGTCTACTTCTCTTGCCGGTGGAACATCCCTAAGATTTGTAGATAACGCACTGCTTGTTGGCGGCATAGGCAATGCTCTTGGGGAAGATTCGGGATAGCCGGTTGCTATAGCTGTTACTGGAGGTTTATATGGTGGCGCAGGAGGAGCGGAAGTAACAGGTACTGGCAAAGATGAAGCACTTGGGAGTTCTGCAGATGCCAGGGGGATTTCTGGGAGAGGGGCTTCCGGTATTGTGCCCTCTATAGGAAATAGGCGCCTACCGTTTCCGTGGAATCGTGACAATTTTCTTTTTGGTGCGCTAGGAGACGAGCTGGGCCCAACTGGCCATTCAGTGCTTGCTTGATTAAGCTGATCTAACACAGCATCCGATAGCACATCACTTAATATTGGCATTTAACTATCTCACCTCCCCATGTAACCTATACTAGCAGCCTCATTGCCCATGCTTGTCTGCTGTGCAGCCATCTGGCCCTGACGGGCAAGGTTCATGCCAGCCTGGCGCATGGTGTAAGTCTGCTGCGTATCTACGAATGTTGCGTTTTGGAACGGCCTGTTGCGTCCCTGGCGCTGAAGCTGCCTTGAATAGCTGGAAGCACTGTCATAGGCGCTGACAGCTCCTCTGGCAAGCTCTGGCGCAAGGGTAGTACCAAGCAGCAAGGGCATACTCAAAGCGCCCAGGGCAAGGTCTCCTGCAGCTGACATGGCTGATGTGATAACACCGTTCCCTTGCGCGCGCTTGTCATTGTATTCCATGCCGGCAAAGCCGACGTTCAGCGCAGTGCCACCGATGGCCATGCCGCTCCATTCCCATTCACCATTGGCATTTTTCTTCTTGAACAGCTTATTTATAACACTTCTGGGCAGTCCCATTACAAATAACCCCCGTTTTTGGTGCGGTCAAGGGCAAAGACAAGCGAACCATCTGCGCCGCCCGGTGCTCCGCCCCCCTTAAGATATGAGTCAAAGGTGGGGGTAGCTGTCACCATCACGGCCATAGTACCAAGATTGTTCTGGTTTCTCTGGTCAAAGGCAGCCGCCGCAGAAGCTACACCGGTAGCGCCCCAAAGAGCCGTCTTTCCTGCGCCCGTGAAGCCGCTTGGCAGTCCTTCGCTGTCATATTTGATCCAGCCGTGGGGGAGGACCGCATCAGATACCTTGTCCAGTCCTTTGTTTGCCTTGCTGACAATACGTTTTATCACACCCATAAGCGTATATTACCTCGATTTATACGAATGGCAGGCCTGCGATGTCAGTATTGCCATTTTTATCTCTATAGGCGCCGCCTCCGGACAGGAATCTGTAGCCTATGCCAAGGCCTGCAACGCCACCTGCAATCTTTGCACCGGACCAATGTATCTTTTTCCCGTGATGTTCGCCCAGGGCAAAGGAAAGTGCATCGCCTTCTCTTGCCCCAAACCCCTTATAGGCAGAAACACCAAGGCTTTTCCCGCTATTCAGGGCCTTACCCATATCGATCAGACCGCCGAAGAAGGCTCTCCCTGCGGCCTTTCCTACTTCACCAAGGCCATTGATAGCCTCAGTTGACATCATGCCCATTATTTTCCCTCCGAAAAGTCTGCGTCCTGCATATTCTCAGGGCGCTGGTCAATATTATAAAAATCCGGGTCCTCCTGCGCCGCATCTATGATGGACATGAGATCGCTCTTGTCGTCCTCATCGTCCTTCTTCTTATTCTTCCGCGTGGCCATGAGAAGGTCATAGTCTGCATTGCGCTTCTTTGAGGCCCGTTCATATGCCTCCATAGTCTTTGACACCTGCGGCTGCATGATGGGGCTGCCATCTTCGCTCATGCCGGCAACCATCATCTGGATTGGATTGACTTCCTGGCTCATGAGGGCCTTGCAACGCTCCATGACAATCTCCATCAGGATGATCTCTTCAACCAGGGCTTTGTCCGTAATGCTTGCATCTTCCTTGCCCAAGTCGAATTCTTCCATGTATCCGGCAAGCTTCATGGCAATCATGGATGTCTCATGGGGGCAGGGCTTGCCAACAGGGGCCATGCCGCCTGCAAGAAGGATGCATGTCTCAGAATAGGGGCAGTCATCCCCTTTGCAGAAGATAGGGATGCGGGTATACATGCCTGTCTTGGTGGCAAGCATCTGCATACTGGCCTTGACGGCCATGGCACCTTTCTTGTCATAGCCCCAGATATTGGTCTTTATGCGGCCCATCAGTTTTTCATAGGCATTCTGCATCTCTGCAAGCTCTGTCTCATCAGCGGACTCTACCAGGTCCGTCTTCTTTTCCTCAGCCATCTGCTTTGTCCTCTTCAAGAGTGGAGGCATCTACGAAGTCCCTGGCAAGGAAGCCATAGGTTATCATGTTCTCTTTGGCGTTCACATGGAAGCCTACAATCTCCACATCTACAACCGTGTATCTCCAGGTGCGTATATATTCAAGCTCGCTGTTACGGATGAAGTACGGACTCTTTATCTGGCCGCCCGTCAGCCGGAGCTCTCCGTCTTCTGCAATCTCGACGTCGAACTCAAGGGATGAGTCAGAAACAGAATACTCCTGGCTCTCTCCGCGCTCCCTGATGATGAGGATGGAGTCAATATTGGTGTCTGAAGCATTTGTGGTATCTACGTTCTTGTCTTTCTCTGCCATGATAATCTCCTGATCTTCTTGTTTAGCAAATGATAGTGATGTCTACAGGTATATCAATGCCGGGGATCTTGTCCAGGGCTTTTATCCTTATGCCAAGCTCTGACACACCGCTGCAATAGATGGAGGCATCAGCAAAGGCTTTCACCTGTTCCTCTGTGGCATCTTCGGTGATGCTGATGACAGCCTTATCATCCGGCTTCAGACCCTTGCACACGATTATATTCATGCCCTCGTTCCAGCCAAGGACCATGATGGTTCCTTCTCTGTGTACTACCTGGGCCTTGTCCTTGACTACATCTTTTAGGGCAGAGAGCTGACCCTTGAGGTATTCCAGCTCCTGCTTTATATTGCTATCCATTCTGTTCTTCTGTTCTCCTCTGAACTAAAAAAGGTAATACCTAAAACTACTGCTAGCCCTAGCATTACCTTGATTTGCATAATTGTTGTGTTAAGCTGCCTGGTGTTTGCCGGAAGCAATGCCAAGAAAGGCGAGGGCATCACTCTTGTCTTTGAACACACCATATTCAAGACCGGCTTCGCCAAGTGCCTGCCTACGTCTAAGGAATTTCTGATAATCTCCGGTGTAAGATCTGTGCTTGTTCTTTTTGAGGCAGTAGATAAGATTTATGTTCTTTGACATAGGGCATAGCTTCCTTTCGGGGTAGTCTTTTATATGTTGAAGGTGTTGGCTCTGTTTGGGGCCGTAGTCAATATAAGAGCAGTTATAGAACATAGGTTCTACGCCATCACCATACGGCATATGACTCAAATGGGTTATGGTTAATATATCAGGTATATGATCTATTGCCAGTGTACTTATGTTGATGCCCAAAGGGCATGAGACCAAAGCTTTTAGCTGAGTTGAGAGAGTTCTCCCTGACTGCCGCAGTACAAAAATAGGTATACTTTGGCTGTCAGGTAAAACTCTCAGGCATGAGGCCAATACTTCCCCTTCGTCCTGCTCCATCAGAGTTTGCATGTCTGCCATCCTGCCCTGTTCGGTCTATATGTATGTCCACAGACCTACGATCCCCTCTGTAACAGGCAAGACTATATCATAGTCCATCACAGAGTTTCACTTATGGCAGGATGCACCCCGTCAAAAGACGCCATACATCCTCCGCCCGCCTTTGTGGCGCGGGTCATTCCCCCAGGCGGCAGCGATGGAGAGCTGCTGTTTCCGCATAGCTATACGTAGCCTGGAGCCCACAGTTAACGGGGAGGGACACACCCCAGGAGATTGTTTCCGATTTTACGGTTGAGGTACACCTTAGCAAACCTCGTGTTGGTTTAACGGCCCGTTACGCCGCCTTGCAGTGCATAGCAGTTACAGTGCAAGGAGTTAGATATTAACTTGTCTGCCAGGCCAAAAATAACCATATGAGGCCGAAACACCTGACGCTTCCAGTTTCTACTATTTCCAAAATACACCCCTAGTATAACCTGCATTATAGTCTTTTGTCAATGATATGTTGAAAAAAGACTACGAAAAAATATTGACAAATGAAGAAATAATTGTCAGACAATTTCCTATAGGGAAATAAAAAATATATAAAAATTATATGGAAATCGAGCTTTCACGGAATTTTTGTGGGGGCGGGAATGCCTATAGGGGATTTGGATTTTGGGAATTTTTTTGGGCGGGACTACGTCTTTGTATGAAGTCCTTTGGATGAAATTCGGAGCCCACGGGGGTACTGGATTTGTCCAGAGAGACTTCGGTTGAAACACCTAAAGAAAACACCCCTGATGCTACAGACATCAGGGGCTCCCTCCTTGAAAGGAGGTGATGGATAGTGAAGGACAAGCGGAAGATCCTCAAAAAGATTGCTCGTTGGATAATCTATGAGATTATCAGAGCACTATTTGAAGATTAAAGTAGGATCCTGAAAAGGGCGGGAGGGGCTGACACCCCCTCCTTGCCTCTTGTTCATCCACTATCGATTATACACATTATAAACATATTCAGAACCCCCAGTCAACTGCTTCTTTGGCGGCTGACTGGGGGTTCAATAATGTGTTTATAAAACACAGGTTCCGTAGGTGTTGCAGCACCTGCGGAGATGGAAAAGTTGGTCTCACGCTCCTGAAAGGAGGTGAATACCATGAGGTATCTGCTCTTACTGCTACTTGCGTTCCTCACCCTCGCAGTAGCAGAGGCAGCCGTCAACCTGGCCCTGCTCAATCTTATTATTGAGTTATTGTCCGAGTAAGGGCGTCTAGGTTGTTACTGGTGGGGAGGGAAGGAGGTGAACCTTCAACCTCCCCTTATTATCCTCATTGTATCACTATTCTGAAGTCCTGGTCAAGACTATAAACTGACCACTTCTTAATGTGGCCTGGCTTAACAGCCAGCAGGTCCCAAGCCCTGGCAAACACAGATGGAGAAGATTTTTTGTGCGCCGCCCTCACATGAGGGTGTATCAACGGCTGGTCTCGTGCGCACCCTGCCAGTCGTTATAGGGCTAAGCCCCAGAAAAATCCCTATAGCAAAATTAAAAAAGTGAAGTTTTTTGGGCGTAACCACGTCTTTGTATGATGATTTGTGGGTGAAAATTAGAGCCCACACCCCCTTTGGATTTGAAAGGAGAGACAAACAATGAGGACTTTTTCTGAAAACTTAAAGATATTAGCATTGCTAATAATGGTTCGTACCGTTGGAAGGTTGATTGTATATCAGCTTTCCAATAAGTACAATGTCGAAATGCCAAGGCTGAAAACATATCAGCTTGGCAAAGGACTCTACGGAAAGCACATAAAAGGAGAGATCCGCGTAGATGTTGCCAATTGCGGTTCTTGGGAAGAGGTCGAGAAGACCATCTATCATGAATTTCGTCATGAGTGGCAGCATAAATACTATGAGAACACCGTAGCATTCTTTGCCGCACATCCAGACTACGGTAAATTTGGCGAGTTTTATCGCAATTCCCTGATAGAGCTGGATGCACGCCGCTTTGAGAATACGTTTGGTAAGCTTGATGGCATATCCATTATAGAGGCTATAGCACCCGGCAAACTTGAAGAGTTAGATGATGCCGGGGTGCTTAGTGCAAGGCTTCGTGAGATAGCTTCTCATGTTCATTACGCATAGCTTCTTCAATCTGGTCTAATGGGGCGTGGACTTCATCATAAGGAAGCCCCTCATCAGAAGGCATGAGTCTATCAATAAGTTTCTCAAGAAGGTTGTTGATGGGATTCATAAAATAACACCCCCATAGCATGAATGTTCTACTGAGCTTATTATACACCCCTTGTACTAATAGGTTCAATAGAGCGTTCATGCTCTATTTTTATTTATTTTATAGGGCTAAGGCCCGGAAAGGAGTCAATCATGACTACTACAATCTATACTCACAATGGTATCCCTACCGCTAACAACAATACTGTTAATGCCAAGAAGGGGGCAACTATCATGACTACTATTAACAACTTCAAGAAGCACCATAGCAACAGCCGTGCTATCAAGAAGATGAGCAAGCGTGAGGGCAACGCCACCGTGCGCCAGCTCATTCTTCGCAAGGCTTACAAGAAGGGGGGAGTTTCCTACATCAAAGCATTCCTGAGCACCACTTCTGTTCAGATCACTCCGCTGAACAGGGCTTATGTTGCTGAAGGTGGCACTATGCAGACCATCATCGGCAGCAAGACTATTGTTGAGCCCGGCAAGGGCAGCGCAAAGGTCATGACTATTGATGCATCTGCCATCAGCAGTGATAATGACCTGCGCATTAAGCTCGCATCTTGCCTGCGCCGCGCGTTTTATCTCGTTACTGATAAGGATGGCCATGAGTGGGTGGTTGTTCCTGTTGGCAACGATAAGATGCGTGTATTGAACTCTGATGGCATTGTTGTCAGTGCCAAGGAGCTCAATATGTTCAAGGCTGATGGCAGCCTCAATGATAATGTCAGCATGTTCAAGTGCGACATTGAAGATGATATGGTGGAGACTGCCATCCAGAGCTCCAGCCAGGGCAGGAAGGATCAGCTGACCTGCTATGACTGCACCACTCCGGCTGATATCAAGTTCTTCCAGAAGCAGCTTGATATCTCCAACAGTGGGGAGTTCAAGAAGGTCAGCAAGATTGAGACCAACTATAAGGGGTTGGCAGACATTGATACCCGTGTGTCTGCCAAGACCACTGCTATGTTCCTTAACAAGGAGCAGGGCTGCAAGGTCTATAACTACGCTATCGTAGTTGGCAAGCCCGATGGAGACATCGACGGCAGCAGCCTCATGGCAGCTGAATGCTTGGCCCGTGAAGCTGGCAAGATTGGCGTCGAGGGTATCAAGTATTTCACCTTCGTTGGTGAGCAGCTGCAGTGCAGGCCGTACACTGCCAAGGTTGCCGCTGACGTCCAGAAGGAAGAACTCCTTTGGGCAACCATCAGCACTGCCACTGGTGGGGATATGTCCCGCATCCTCTTCGTCAACAATGTGACTGGAGAGAATAACGGCAAGAAGAAGAACACTGGCGCCAAGAAGGACGTAGAACTTACTCTTAACAAGTATACGTCCAACAAGGAGCGCCGTGTTGGTATCCTCAAGGATTATGATGTTGTAGTTGTAATCAACAATGAGGAAACCGGCCTCGACTTCATGGGCAACTTGGACGCATTCAAGGATATGTATGACTTGAATGTTGTCGATGGCATCAATGGTCTGATGTTCGCTCATATTGATGAGAGCACGGACCTTAATGCCAGCCTTAACGCACAGATGAATAAGATTATCGTGCGTGTGGCCCGTGAGTGCCCGGAAGCTAAGGCTCCCATCTCCAAGGCATTCAAGGCTATTATTGACCGTGGCATTGAGCAGACTCTGGTGTTTGAGAGCACGCCGCATCTCTTTGGCGGCGAAATGATCGACACCAGCTATGTCTCTGGTGCCGCCAGGATGCTCAATCCTACTTCCGTGAAGAAGCACGCAGCTCTCTTCAAGGAAGCTTTGGAGAATGCGGCTAAGAGTATCGAGTTGATGCTTAACATCGACAAGTGGCCTGTTGCTGGCCACTCTGGGATGTTGGCGCCGGACCTTGCTTACGTCGTGGCAAAGACCCGCGTGCTCAAGGTTACGAAGGATTATATCGAGGCATTTGACCCTGCCTTCGAGGAATACTTCGCTAAGAACCCTGGTATCCGTCGCATCGCCCTGATGCTGAAGAACCCGGCTATGGGTACTCGCGAATGCCTGAAGATTGTGTTCGTTTCTGAGGCTGAGCTTATTGACCGCTGCAATAAGCTGATTGCTGACGAATGGAAGCGTTCTCTCGTTATTGATGGCTTCAAGCACGCCAAGGCTGGCAAGGTATATCTGCCTGCACAGCTGAAGGCTATTGGCGATATCGCCGCAGGTCTGGACCATGATGGTGATAAGGGAATCTTCTACTTCCCGGCACCGGGCTTCGACTTCGTTACCCCTGTATGGGATAACCTGGTCATGAGGTCCGTTGACATTGGCAAGCCCGAGTTCAGCAGCAGTGAGACGTTTGTGTATGGCAAGTGCCATCCGTTCGTTCTCATTATGACTGAGAACCTGAACACGGGCAACTACAAGGTTGGTATCGTAACCAACAGCTTCCGTGTTCTCAGCGAGGGACTGCAGCTTGATAGCTGTGACGAAGCTGGCAAGAAGTGGTTCATGGACCTCTTCCGTGACGTATTTAAGGCTGGCAGCCGTGGCAATGGCAAGTATGTCAGCCAGGTCAAGTTGGAAGAGAACGAGTTCGGGCATATCAGCCATAAGACCCATGCCGGCATCGTCAAGGATGTGATGCGTGCCATTACCAAGATGAAGCTCACTTGGGAGAATGTGTACGCTGCCCTTGAGGATATGGACGTAGTAGGCCGTCATGTCCAGGAACTTACGATTGACGCGCAGAAGAAGTTCTACGATGTCAACTGTGAGTTCATCGAGGACTTGAAGGCGTATACTATCGCGCCGCTGAAGTTCGGTATCATCTTCAACCTCAATCTTGATGATGTTGAAGGCAAGGCTGGCATCCGCAACAATAAGATGTACAGCATGAACGACAGTGGCAAGATTGTCACCCAGAAGAGCTGTGTGGTAGAGAATGCTAATGGCAGTGAGACTCACGTTCTCTCTGATGCATTTGCACCCTTCCGTGTGTATGCAGCAAACAAGGCATTTGAGAAGCTGAATGCTCTCCGTGCTGAGTATATCGCTGTAGCCACGGATAAGAAGGCGAAGATTGCCCGTGAGGATGATTTTGCCAATGTCTGCGAGATTATCCCCGCAGAGGCACAGACTCTTATCCGTATGACTATGCACCATGCATTCACGGCTAAGAAGATGTACGGTGCCGAAAGGGATGCTCTCCGTGAGGCCAGCATTGACAAGAGCATGACTGTTAAGGATTACTTGAAGGTTGACGCAGCCATTAAGGAAGCGCTCAACAACAAGTTTGGTGACATGATGGCAGCTCTTGACAATGAGCTCCGCATTATTGCTGAGCGTTATGATATCTCTGCCAGGGATATGATTCGCTTCTGCTTTGGCTGCCAGGAAGTCAAGGGTGGCGTAGTTGGCAAGCTTTTGAAGGCTGAGACTGTGGCATATCTTGCTACTCATTCCGAGAACAAGATCGTCACCCGCTCCTTCAAGATCGGTGGTCACTATGATGCTATCCTTGGCTGCGATGCTGAGGCTGTAGTATCTAATGGCTACTTTGGTATTGGCATCACTTTGAAGGATAGCAGGGCCAAGTTCACCGATGGTTATACCTTTGCCACCGATTTGATGGATGGCAAGTATAATGCATCCATCGTTGATGGCAAGCTGGTTCTCTGCCGCCCGATTACTGATTATGTGGCAATCCCGGCAGCAGATGAGAGCCGCTGCGTATTCCGTATGGATGCCAGCGTAGAATCCAGCATCGAGGACCTTGAGGTTGGTGCCAATATTGAGATCCGCTTCGAGTATAATGGCAAGTGCAAGTTCGCCAACGTCTACAGCGAAGGCGAGCTTATTGGCCGCGCTTTCGTAGGTGCATACAGCGCACGCCTTGGCAAGGATTCGCCTATCTTCGTCGGTGGTGAGTATTACAACGGTGTTGTTGGCACTCTTGCCGGTTATGAGGTCACTGCCGATGGCAAGGACAACATTGTTGTTCTGAGCAATGTGGTCCGCAATGAGACTATTGCTGAAGCTATGCCTGAGGAGGAAGGCTACGATGCTGTTACTTTTGATGCAGCTGCAGCAGAGAAGTTTGCAGCTAGCATGCTGAACTTCTAACAAAAAAAGGGGTTGCCAAAGAACGGCAGCCCCCGAAAACAAATGTAGTGTAACTATATTATACAGCGCCCTGACAGACGGCGCAATAGAAATAGTCTGTCATATTTTATTTTTCGTATTCAAAGGAGGAATTGTCATGTTTAAGTGTGAAGTTGAACTGTATGGTCTGAATGTTAAGAGGATTGTTGTCCTTACGGGCGACAGGGAAGGGCACATTGAGGATTTGAATGGTAAGAAGACCGGTGACTTCTGGTTCACCGGATTCAATAACATGTTCTTTCAGTCTGCCAAGGATGGCAGGCTGTACGAGAGTGCCAAGCTGCCTCTTAAGCATGTTACCAGGCCCCTCTTTTGCGGGATAAGGGAGGCCTATGATCTCAGGAGGAAGGAGGAATGGGCAAAGAAAAAGATGAGCGCATGATAAGAAAATATGATATAATACAGGAAAGGAGTAGCGCCTATGAGACTATATCTTGACTGCTGTTGTTACAATAGGCCATTTGATGGCTCAACTCAGGCACGGTTGCAACAAGAAGCCGATGCTGTGAAGAAGATCCTTAATGGTTGGCATTGCATACTCGGCAGTGACTTCCTGGATATGGAAATCAGTATGATAAGCGATATTAAAAAGCTGAGCAAGGTTCGCAAATTATACGAACCAGCTGAACACATAGATATTTCGCAAAGCATACTGGACAGAGCAAAAGAGCTCCAAGCCATATCAACCCTTCACGACATGGACAGTTCTCATATCGCCGCAGCAGAGGCTGGACATGCGGATGCTTTTTTGACAGTAGACGACAGATTGATACGTTCTTGCAAAGGATTGGACACCATTAGGATTGTCAATCCAGTTGAGTTTTTAAAGGAGGTCGAAAATAATGATGAATAATAACGAACGTCATCCAGCAGGAAGAATCGAACAACTGGAAACAGCGGGATTCTTCAATTATAACCATGGCGACTACACAAAAGAGAAGTACGAAAAGACTCCTATGACAATGGATGAAATAGTGGCAGGAGTAAAAGCCATGAAAGAGAAGCGAGAGGTAGCCATTTAATATTTAGCCGTCCTTATGGGGCGGCTTTTTCTATTGGCCTCCGGCCCGGCCCCCTCCGCTTCTTTCTTCCGTCTCTCGCCTTCGCTCGAAGACGAAAGAAAGAAGCTCCGGGGGCAAGCCGCCTTCGGCGTCTCCCAGGCTTCGCCTGGCGGGCCTCCGGCCTTGGCACGCCAAGGGAGGCTGCGCCGGCCTTGCAGAGCCAATCCCCAGAGCGCAGCTTCGGCCCGCCTGCCGGCTCTCTCTCCCTTCTCCCGACCCCTCACGCTGAACCAACTCCGCGTTTAACTGTTTTCCTTGAGGATTCCCCCCACGCAGGACCTCTCGAAGAACAGTTTGCAGAAGCTGGTCAGGTTTCAGCCTGCCGGCATCTCCAGCTGTGGCTCCTGCAGCGAGCACGCTGCGGTTTCATCAAGTTCCAGGATTAACAAGTAGAAGCATACCCCTCAAGGGAGACAGCAACTAACTGTTTTCTTTGAGGGGTTTCTTGTATTTGTTAAATAGTCTTTTAGAGGAGTGATTTTCTATGTGCCCGTTCACCAATATTAAGAATAAGGTCCTTGACACTAATTATGCCAAGGGCACCAGCCGTGTTCAGATAAGCTTTGTAACCCCTTCGGGGAAGAAAAAGCGCCTCACCCGTGAGATTACCGCTGTTGGAGAACGCGGTATCTTTCGCGGGAAGGTATTCGTCAATGGCACCGTAACCGGGCAGTACGTCTGGAATCCCAGTATGTATGACCGCCCGGTTTTTATCAGCGCTGTATCCCTGGTCAAGGGTAGACCGTTCAGAACGGTGGATTATCCTATCAACTCTGCAATTATCTTAGCTATCAATGCAATTGCTTCCCAGGCAGACGCAGAGGCTGAGTCCGTCGCTGAGGCTGCGTGAGCCCGCGACGTTTAACTGTTTTCTTTGAGAATACCTGAAAGGAGGTGTCGTCATGAATACTGATGACAGGCACATTGAAGAATGGCTTGAATTCATGCGGGAAAATACCCCTGCAGGGTCTCCGTATGATGATGGCTGTGATTTCACAGAAGAAGAGCTGGAGAGCTGGCGCATCACAAGCGTTCAGCTTGATCCATGTTTAGGCAAGTACAGCTGATGATTTAAGGAGGTGAATTCTCATGTGGAAGAAGTACAGTCAGATATGGCGGAAATTCTACCGTTTCTTCCCGCGCCGTCGCACACTCCTGAGGGCATATGCTCTCACTCTCTAACTCTAAAGTATATCTTTAGAGGTTTAACTTTTTTCTTTGATTCTTGTTTCCCCGCCCCCTTTGCGGGGCATCTATAATTTCATTTTGCATTCCCCCGTTGCCAGAGCGCATATTAGAGCGGGGGTCTCAGAGAAAGGAAAGTGTATCCATCATGACCGCTGCAACCAACAACACCAACAACTTCGCTGACATCTTCTCTCTGCTTGCCGAGGAGACTACAAAGAACTATGAGCAGGCAAAGGAGACCAAGGCCCAGGCCAAGGAAGAGGCCTTGGACAAGCTGGTGAACAATACTACGGTATATGCTCTCAGCGTGTCCAAAGGATTCGTTGGCTTCCGTTCTGCAGACTTCAAGGGCAACTTCGGTACGCCGGTAGTGAAGCCCGCCGTATTCTCTAATGGTGTAAGCATGACCAACCCTCAGGGCGTGCTTGCTGGTCTCCACCTTATCGCCAAGGACATCCTGGAGAATGCCAAGACTGACTACATTGTGGTCAGCATGCAGGAAAGCGAGCGTCCCCGTGCAGCGCGCGTCCTGATGGTAGCCAAGGGTGATACTCAGGACCTTTTGACTGAGGGGCAGATGAAGTTCATAAACTCCCATAGGGCATATGGGAAGAACTACATCGGCGTTGCCAATGCCCTTCCGCCTGTATATAAGGCTGTGAGGGAAGCCGGCAAGACTGTTCAGCTCCTGAGCAATAATGAAATCTCTACCCGCGACCTTACGGCAACCCTTGATGGAGACCTTGTCAGTGATGGTCCTATCACCGCAAGGTTCGCCAACAATGTGTCAGCCATCGAGATTGGCGGGGAGCTCAAGAAGATTTCTATCAAGAAGTATTCTTCCATGGAGCGTGTCTATGGCGACTATGAACTGGTCAACTCTAATGGAATCCTCAAGGCACGCAAGGTTCATCCTCAGCAGAGCAAGGAAGCCCTGGCACAGGCACTGCTTGCTAACGTCAATAGCCTTATTGACAAGGCATACAGCGAGAATCTGAAGAAGGTTTCTTCTGCGCCCGCAGAGGAAGCCGAAGTGGCATAAGTTAAAGAGTAGGGGGATAGCGCTCATAAAGTGCTGTCTCCCTATTTGTATGTATATATAGTTAAATACTATAAGCGTTAAAAGCGAACTGAAAAGGAGGCTATCGCCATGTGCTCAACCCGTAACAATATGCACTCTGTCATGAACAACAATAACGTATGGAGTGCCGTAAGCTACACTATCACCGTCAACGATATCCAGGTCAAGGCAAACATCCCGCAGAAGTGCCTCAAGAAGCAGAGGTACACTGGTCTGATTTATATCCCGAAAGAAATTGTGTCTCTCCTGCGCCATCCCTCCGCCCGGAGCAAGATGGAGCTCCGCATGAGAGGGATAACTATCGAATATATCCATGCTGACAGCATCGGCATGGACAATGAAGGGAGGGTAGCAGCATGAGTGAGCAGAGCTTGAACGATATTCTGAATCAGATGGAGGCGCAGGAAGAAATGAAAGAACAGAATCAGCAGGGCATGACTGTAGACCAGGAAGGCAACATCCTGGACGAGCCCGTAAGGTACACGAAGACTTTTAAAAAAAAGAAAGAAGCCCAGATTGTCATTGACACTCTGGACAGCCTGGGCATGGGAGAAAACTATGAGTGCCGTATTGCCAAGGGGACGGTGGAGATTGAACTCACCGGGCTCAATGAGAGACAGCTGAATATTCTTCAGCGCCGCATCAACGTAAACACCTGGAGCCGTCGTACCGTTCAGGTGGCCAATGCAGTAACAAACTTTGTGTCTGACGTTGCAGACTATACCTTGAACGGTGCCCTTGCGCCCTGCGCAGGCAGTGTGGCCAATGCAGGCATCACCACTGCAAGGGTTGTCGGCACTGCCGGCATCAAGGCAGGCGCAATGGTAGCGACCAGCCTTGTAAGGAATGGTAGAGCTATGGCAACGGAGATTTATAATTCCCCGGAGATTGGGGAATGTGTCCAGGAGCTCAAGGGTTGCTGGAACGATATCTCTGGCCATCTCTTCGGCTCCAGTGGTACCAAGGCATCCAGCTGGAATGTCGCAAGCTAAAGACATAAGCACCAAGGCTCATTTGTCTAGTGAGTCTTGGGCTGTGCTTAGAATGCCCGAAGCCTTTCCTCCTCCTTAGGGTTTTGGACACTCTAAGCACAGTGTTAGTTTTTCTTTTGCTTAGAAAGGAAGTATGACATATGAAAATCCAGTTTACCGTTGAATCGAATCTTCTTCGCCGCGCCGTGAATGTCCTTGGTGCCCTGGTGGGCGACCTCTCCCTCATGAGCAAGATAAATGCGAAGATTGAGGGGAATGATATCGTCATTAGTGGAGATGTCCCCGATGAGCACCTGGAGAAGTTCGTTGATATAACTGAGCGTAATCTGGGCGTCATCCAACATTTTGCCCACAGCCTGGTTGATACGGGCAAGGCATTCATGGAAGTGATTGAGGCACTGGAAAAAGAGAAGGAACCGGAAGAGATTGAGCCCTATGGCTCTTTTACTGAGCCGAGCCCGTATGAGAAGGAGGTGGCTTAATCATGGTGGCAAATATCTACCGCATCATCTTCGCCCTGGGAATATCTTCAGGGATAGTATTCGGCATCACTATGGTATTCATGTCCCTCATTGGCGCCACAGGAAGCGCCATGGATATCATCGGCGCCCTTACGGTGCTTGCCAGTATGCTTATCATCGTGCCGGCGCTTGAGGTATGCGACCTCATAGAGCTCAAAGAGAGGAGCGAGAAGCACCATGTACATCTATCTTGAAATCCGCACCAATCAGATGAGGAGGGTCTATGAAGGAGAGCTTGTGTCCCTGGAGCATTTCCCCGACCACGTGCTCATCCGCATAAAGAAGTCATACGGCAAGGGGGCGGTCATCAGTGCCACTCATGAGAGCATCAGCGTAATGCACATCCTGCCCAATACGGAAGCCGTGGCCGCATAAAGACCAGCGTAAGACAATCAGCCCCCGGTGAAAGTGGAGCAGGTTACTCCGTGCCGGGGGCGGTTGCAGCGAGGAGGATATCATGTACTCAAAGGAAGCTATAGAGTATTATTATTCCCATGCTCCGAAGGACGAATGGTATGGAGACGTACAGTATCTTGAGTCCATAGACGAGTTCTATGGAGGCATGAGCTATGAGGAGCTGAGGGAAGCCGACAGGCATATAGAGGCTCTGTGGGAGCCTCAGGGATATTCTGATGTACCATTCTGCCCCGTCCCGGTTTCCTATTCAACTCTGCATAATTTTGGCGGGGAAATAGGGAACCGGTATTTAAAGCCACCCACCCACCCTCTGTTTATTAGAGAAAGGACAGATAACAGTGAACCAGGTAAGCCAGTTAGAGGACAACAAATGCTATAACGGATATTCTATTAACAGTATTAAGGTCGGTTCTTCTTGCGCCCGCTATGCCCATTCTTCCCCTGCCATTCCCGCCCCCAGAGATTATTCAGGGTTTAACCCTTCCTTCCGCCATACTCTCCCTATGGAGGAGGCCTATAAGGGCCAGGCCCCTCATAAGGAACGGGGACTCACCTAGAGGCAACCCTTTGACTGGACCTACTGAGCGCTCTTAAAGGAGCACTCGCGCGACCTACTGAGCGCTATTGATTGGATATATGGATATATAGCAGTTTCTTTCTCTTGCTTTTTTAGCGAGCGAGCGAAGCGAGCGAGCAAGAGGAAGAATATATATATATATATATATATATCTGTATATCTAAGCCCGGTTATATTATCAGCGTGCGAGCGTAGCGAGCACGCAACAGCAAGATATAGTTATATATATCTTGTGCTTATTATTTGGAATGCTCCAGAATAGCATTTCAATGCATTCTGATGAGCTTTTCGTGCATCCATGGGTACCCACCCGTGCCAATGGATAAAATGCACTGAGAGCTTAAAAAGAGCATTCCAGGGGCCGAGCGTAGCGAGGCCCCATTCTGTGGCCCTCTGGAGCGTTTTGCGTCACGCCCGTATCCCTATATGGGTGGGAGCCGGGTGCGCAAATAAAGCCATTCTTTAAGCTGATCCCAGAGGAGAGAGCCCGGAGGGCAAAAACAGCACAGTGTAAACCTTGTGCATTGGCAAAAGACTTTTATATTGTATTAAAACTATAGAACCAGAAATCTATTGTTTTTGGTATATAGGGAGATATAATAAAAAAGCCTGAGCCAGAGGAAAAAGTTTACACTTTGGTATTTTTGGCCCCGGCGCAAAGAGAACCATATAAAGACTTCTCTTATCAGCACAGAATAAAGACTCCATATGCTATACCCTATATATACGGCAGGCTGTATATTATATATAAGCCATTATATAATGCCACGATATCTCTGCCTCCGAGCGTAGCGCAGGAGCGTATATGAATTTGCTCCAGAACAGCAGTTTTGAGCCCGTGAGAGCGAGATAATGGCTATTATATAAAAACAGGCGCAGCGGACCTACCGAGCGCTATAATCAAGTTTTAGCGGTATATAGAGAAGCATGCACATATATGCTGGCCGAAGGCTGGAGTCACCGCTTTAGCCAAACTGCAGAAAAACAGTTTGATTTTAGGGGAGGACCTGCCTCCCGGCGCATATTTTTATTTGTATAGACATTTGCTGGCGCAGATTTTTATATCTGCCTTATATATTCCCTGGTATATTTTTGATTGTGCCGGCGCAGATTCCTCAGGCATATCCTGTATGTGCTGGCATCTCTCTATAGATGCTGGCATAGGTGCTGGTATCCCTTGATATCTCTTATGTATTGGCGTGTAGGCGTAGGCTCTCTCTTATATATCTAAGTTAAGATGTATATATCTTATATAGAGAGTGTATGGGGTGTAGGAGAGTATATAAGTCTATGCTTATGTATATGTCTCTCTCCGTTTTAGATTTTGTTGAGATATGGTATATATATGTTATAATGGATGTACTGATATATATAAGAATAAAGTCATTACTTTAGGTTAGAGAGATAAATCAACGAACTCTTTGCCTGTCTCCTTCCGGTCCTCACGTTGTTGCGGTCCTCAGTCGAGCAGGCATTAACCATTTATGATACGGAAGAAGTGCTGATATCCATGAACAAAGAGGATTTTGCTGATATTGCAGTATATCTCCACAATTTGCCTATCACAGAGAAATGTGATGGAAAGTCATTCTATTACACTAAGCGCTTTGTCAGGCGACATCTGCCACACCTGAATCCCAATGAGGTTCAGAAGTTTATGGAAGAACATGGGGCTCATTGTGACTGTGAAGTGCTACTCAATGCTCTATGCGAAGTGTTTCCCTCAAAAGAGGAGTGTAACGAATATTGTGCCGCCGCAGAAAAGAAGTGGCGGGAGAAGCAGGAAGCATATAAGGAAAGTCAACGTCGTACCAGTAAAAGACTTCTTGAACAGAAAGCAGAAGAAGTGCGTTTGTGGCTGGCAACCCATCCAGATGTACTAGAAAGCCTGAAGGAAACAGTCTCGCGAAAGACTAAAAAAGAGGCAAACAAATGGATACGGCATGAGATCATAAAGGAGATGTATCCAAGCAAGAGCTCTGCATGTTTTCCAATAGAGGCTGTCTTGCTGGCATTAGAAGAGAAGGAGGAGATAATTTGAGAATGGTGTTTTTCAATCATGTGCCGATTAACTTATTGATCAAGAATACTGCGACAAGAGGGAATCTGGGCATAGTATGGCTATATATATTGGTGATGACCTTTGTGGATTTTATTGGCGGCAATAATATCAATGCGGCTGTTGATATTGTACTGGCTCTTATGCTTACAGCTGCCATCTTCAATTGCTATAAAGAAGAAAGAGAAGAATATGAACATATCTGGTTATTGGCACATTTCAAGATGGAGAAGATACTCCTGTGCGATCCTGGCTCACTCTCTAAGGAAGAGCTAGAAGTCCGCAAGGGTATCTCAGCTGAGGATATGGCATCGCTTGGCAAGCATGTGAGTATCATTGCGGCCAAGATGTACAAGGACAAGAATGATGCCTATGATGAAGAGTTTAAGAAAAAGCACAAGACTGTTGTCATGATAGGCAATGGTGCTCTTGTGCTAATGATTCTGAATATCGTGGCAAACATAGTTGAGCGCCTGTAATTGACATGCTTGATTTTTCTGTCATTTAATAATATAATAGGCATATCAAAAGGACGCTGCCCTAGCGGCCGCGCCCTTGCAGCTTAATAACGGAGATTAGCCGTCCGGGTTTGGGGAAACTAGGGACGGCTTATTTCTTTTTCAGCTCAACAATGATGAAGAAAAACAGAATATTCTAATATATGTTTTCTATATGTTGAATCAAAGACATTGACAGAATATAAGATATAGTGATAAGATATAGGCACAAATAAATATCGGAACATTAAGGCGCGAGCGTAGCGAGCGCCGGTAAGCAAAGGTGAAATATAATGTCAGCAACAATTATTACAAAAATACTCAACAAGCATTGATAGAATCTACCTGCCCTTCACTGAAAGGACAGGATATATAAGGAGGAACCAACTATGGACAAGATGGTTATGGCATATGAAGCTGAATGTGGCAGCATAATGGAGCAGATAGACGTAGAAGATAGGGACGATGCCTTCTCTGCCGCCCTCAATGTAGCATTTGAGAACGATTTTCATATCAATGACATAGACTTTGATGAAGACGGCTGCCTCCACGGCTATGATGATGACGGGGAACAGGTAGCGGATTTCCAGTATATTGGCGCAGATGAATACGAGGCATATATGGAATGCTGTGGTGATTGAATAATCTTTTGGTAAGGAGGAGTTCTGCTATGGCAAAAGAGTATGCACCTCTCCTGAAAACGGAGATTTTTGAATATGATGCCCCAAAGCACGCATTTGTCTCAAACACTTCCGAAGACATGTATGAATATGTTTACTGCGAGAAGTGCCATAAGTGGCATAAAAAGGACTCTCCCAGCCGCTATGGAGATGACGAATACCTCTGCCCTGAGTGCAAGAACCATGGCAAGGTGCTCTATGCGCCAAGCTCCCGCAAGAATGGCGCAAGCTATCCTATCAGCGCAAAGATATTCACCATGGAAGATGGTTCCAGGGCAATATCGGTGCTCATAAGGACCGAGTATGCCTTCTGGCAGGAAAAAGCCGAGAGGCCCATGTATGGATTCGACACCGCAAGAGTACGCTATGTCTTCAGCAGCAACGGTCATACATATTTCAAGCCTCCTGTCTATATTGACAATGGAAAACAAATGCTGTCAGGAGAGCACATGAAAGACATAACCTACGTCAACAGCAAGAGTATGTACCCGTACTGGGATACATGCGTAGAGCCTATTATAAAGGCAGGGCTTCTCCCTGAAAGATACAACCTTCATAACAGGTTCCGCAATCTAAGCGATAAGTTTATAGAGGCAATTGACAAAAGGCTTTGGGAATTCTGCCCAAAGATGACAAAGAAACTCTTGTCTGCCATAGGCATGAATGATGACGACATCATGGCAATCAGACACATGAGGGATACGTACAGGACCGCCCCCAAGAGCAAGAGGTTCACGAAGGCTCTCATGAAAGATCCCCTCGGGGTGATGGAGCGCTACACAATATTCAGGCATGTAGGATTAAAGGACATCAATTCCTTCTGGGCGCTCATGAAGGATGCACCAGATTTCCTTGAGTCATGGGAAATTAACAGGACCAAGAACCTGGTGAAGCTCTGCATCAAAAAGCATGGCGATGAGAGCGTCATTGTGAAGTCCTTGATAAAAGACCAGGGCATAGCAATATTCCGTGATACCACAAGGTATGTCAAAGACTTGCAGAGCATGGGCCTGACAGACAATGAGATAATGGAACATATCCGCCCGTCAATCAAGAAGACTCATGACAATCTCATGAATCTGTACAATGAGATTCAGAAGAAGGAGCGGGCAATCCGCAACGAGGAGTCTATCAGGGAAAATGTTGAGCGATATATCCATGCCGCTGAACAGGGAGATATTAGGACAGCATCCATCACAAAGAAAGTTATCATTGATAAGAAGCTTGAGGGGGATTTGGACATCGAGTACAAGGACAATGAGAAGCGCTATGAGATGAATGTAGACGGAGTCCGGTTCTTCCTGCCCCGGAACACTGCAGATCTCAGGATAGCCGGAGAACACCTGCATAACTGTGTCGGGCACTACTATGTGAAGCCTACGCTTTTCCGCAACTGCACCATCGTATTGATGGAGCGCCAGGAAAGGCTATGCGGCTGCATAGAAGTGACAAATGGAAAGATTCGCCAGGCTTTTGCTCCCTGCAATAAAGACTTCGTAGGAGAAGACCTGAAGGCATACGAGAAATGGGAATCCCTCTGTGGATTTGCACATCCTGAGAGAAATACCTGTACCACGCCGGAAAGGACTGGCGCTCCTCAGGAACTCCTCAAGAGCATCTGGGACGAAGTTGTAGAAGAATATGGCCTGCAAGGGTACAGTACAGCTGCATAAGGAGGTCCAAACTAATTGGCAGACATAAAGATAAGACATCTAGCGGGCAAGAGCTGCATTTCTTACAAAGAAGTAGCCCGCCTGCTCAACAGAAAACCAGAAGACGTAGCAAAAGGTATGCAGAATTTGTTTCTTGCCGCGCCGCATATGAAGCAGAACTTCTATTTGGCAGGCGATGACTACCTGATGGACAAGGACGGCTTTATGGTCCTGACATCAGGCATCGCCGGCAAAGAAGCATTTATGGCAAAGATGGGAGTTATGGAAGCAATGAGCTGCAGAAAAGACTTAGCAATCGTAAGAGAACAGAAATTCCTTGGAAAGAATATATGCATATATGGCTCCTTTGAAGCGCCGCTTTTCCGGGCCAAAGATGTAGCTGACTGGATTGGGCACACCAATTCCACAGTCATGCTCAGGATCGTAGACAAGGATGAGATGGTCTTAAACAAAGTTTATACCCCTGGAGGGGAACAGGACTGCTGGTTCCTCACAGAGAACGGCTTGTACGAGGTCCTGATGCAGAGCCGCAAGCCTGTAGCCAAGATGTTTAAGTCCAAGATAAAGGAAATTCTGAAGTCTGTGCGCAAGACTGGCGCATATGTTGACAAAAGCGTAAAGCCTCTTGATGAGGGCGGCAACATACAGCTTGTCATGCAGCAGAATGCACAGACCATGGCCATCATACAGAAGCAGACAGAGATGATGGCTTCCATGGGTCAGATGATGATGCAGACCATGAACACTATCAAAGAAGTGGTAGAAAGCCTCAATAAGCCTGTCCTTCCTGCGCCCGCCCCCGCTATCCAGGAGCAGGCTGAGCCAGAGACAGTGGACCCCTTGTTCATCGAGTCATCAACCCAGAACAGGCTTGACGATATAAAGGGCAAAGGCTGTATGACCATGAAGATGGCCGCAGAGAGATTCAATATCTACGTAGCCGGCTCCGGCAAACCCAACGCCAGGGCCATTGCGGATATCCTCAAGTATGGCTGTGGCATCAATACCATGGCTACTTATGGTCGCGATGATGAATACATTGTCGTAAAAGCAGCCCTTAGCACAGGCATAGCGGTACCCTGTGTATGGCTCAAGCCTGCTGCCATTGAGAAGCTGGAAGAGTTCATCACCGGCACTGGCTTTGGCAAGGTGCTGTTCAGCGAGAAGTACAAGGTAGGCAACAAACTGAAGAATACCAAGGCAGGAGATGTCAAATATTGGTATATCCGCTTCGGCAAAGGGATTCGCCACATCCTGGGAAATAAAGATGGCTCTTACCAGGAAATGACGGCAGCATAAGGAGGCAAATTATTATGATGAGTTTTGCCAAAGCACTGCTGGCCGAAGCCGGTATAAAAGCAAACCACATAGATATGTCTTACACTACAGAGTATGCAATCCCATTCATGTGCAAAAACTCAAAGCATGAGAACATAGTTTCAACATATGTCAATGACAAGGATGGCAGATGTGTAGGATATATCAGGCTCAAGCCAAATAATGATGTTGAAATGATTCTGGCCAGGCGGTGCCTGATGACCGATTTCTTTGAGGCCGCAAAGGTGCTCGCCCAGGCCGTGAACATCAGATATGTAGCATAAAGATGCACTACTAAGGAGGGGCAGTCATGAAAATCAGTTATGAGATTGGCGATGTGGTATCCATCATCGCCGGAGCAAATGCGCACAAGGACGGAGCTATATTCGATGTCAAGACATTGGAGGACGGCACCGTCAAGCTGGTCATTGTCGTGAGCAAGGACGAAACAGTCGAGTGCTACGCTGACCAGGTCATCCTCATAAACTATGAGGACCATATGCTGCATGAGATTTATAAATGCAGCGACAAATACTACTATGCCCTTGAGAATGAAGAGGGGTACTGGAAGTGGAACTCCAAGGAGCGTTCTTTTGTTCAGATGGGTGGAACTGAAGAGAGAAGCGCAGCTGCTGCCAAGGTTGTATCCCGCATCTCCCGCAGCTCTTATGATGTGTACGCCAAGCGCGGCATCCCCATGGATGGATCTGATTTCTGGTTCTACGATACAGAAGAGCAGACATATACCGGCCCCATGACATTCAAGGATGATGTCATTCGGACGAGAAAAGGCAAGTATGTAGAGCTTGAAGACAAGCTGCAGCCTGTAGCATTCGCTATCACGAACGTAGAGGCTCTTGCAGGCATAGAAACATTCAAGAAAGCCATGGAAGCCGCAGACAGGAAAACACAGAAGCAGGAAGCAAAGCGTACTGTTATCAACAGCTCTGTACCCAGAGGCCTGAAGTCCCGCATGCTCAATGACACGCAGGCTATGGAGCTTTACGCTGAGTATTGCAGCCAACCAGGCATGACGCTCCGGAAAATAGCAAAGAAGTACGGCATCTCCCAGCCCACAGCATACAGGTATGTTGCAAGGATCAGAGAACAGCAGAAAGAATTCAAGAAAGCCAGCTAAGAAAGGAATATATATAAAAGAAATGAAAGTAGTATTGCTCAATCACACACCAGAGCCAGAGAAGATGGTGGCAGCAGCTGCCCGTGTATGCTATGACAAAGATGGCGACATCGAAAATATAATGGAAACCCTTACGCCGGAGAAAGTCGATAAGTTCATCAAGAAGATGATGGAGCTCCCGGCCCACGGCACTCCTTGGGAACATTGCACCTTCACCTTCGGTATTGAGGGGATTAGTAGAAGTTGCGCCCAGCAACTAACGCGCCACAGGCATATGTCTTTTGACATGAGGAGCCAAAGATATACTAAGGCTCATCAGTTTGATTATGTTGTACCAAAGAAGATTGCCCAGGACCCGGCTGCAGTCACGGCTTTTCGGCGTGCAATGGAAGATGCGCAGAAGTCTTATGATCTTTTGGTCAATAAGTATGGCGTTCACCAGGAAGATGCCAGGGCAGTGCTTCCCAACGCTTGCTGCACCTCTTTGGTTGTAACCGCAAACCTCCGCGCCCTGGCGCATTTTGCGTCCCTTAGGCTTTGTGCCAGGGCCCAAGGTGAAATTTCAGAGCTTGCCCGTAAGATGATTGCGGCCTGCAGGGAAGTATCACCTCTTATCTTTGACAGAATGGGTCCCACTTGCAAGACTCTTGGCTATTGTCCGGAAGGGCATATGTCTTGCGGTGCATATCCTACTCTTGATAAGATATTGGACGCATATAAAAAAGATAAATAAAAAGACATATTATATGTTGACATTATGTTGAATGTATGATACTATAATGGAGGTCAAAGAGATACATGGACATCTACAAAATCATAACCATGGAGAGACCCTACGATTCTGGGAAGTATGTCCAGAATGAGCTTACCATGACAGAGAAAAGGTTCCAGGATTTCCTTATGGCGGTCAATATCACAAAGGCTGTAGATGAGGAAACCGGGGAGTTTACCGGATATGACATCACATTCAACTCCGGACTCAGACACACCGCATGCAGGGTCACTTCAATCAGCCGTAAAGATGAACTTCTCTACTGCTATGGCGCGCATTGCACCATCGAGAAGTTCTTCGACATTAGACTTGAGGCTGTATGTAACAGCAAGTCGAAGAAGCAGGAAGCACCTGCAGCAGCTTAACCTTTTTGAAGGAGTGGGATAACATGAAGATAACCTTTGAACGCGGAGACAAAGTCCTCTATGCAGTGGCCAGTGACGGCACTCACAAGATCTGGGAGTATGGCCGCGTAGAAGCATCCATTGACAATAACGTATATCTTGGCAATGGCATTGTTATCCCACAAGAAAACGTACTCCCTTGCATGGAGAGCGTTAGAGCAATCGAGGATAGCATCAAGGCCGCAAGAACAAGCGCCCAACAAGTTTACGGTTGCAGAGAAACCGAAAAGGTCGCTTAAGACATAGCAATCGCCTCCCTAAATATACACTGTCCGATGGCGACAGGACATTAAACAGGTCGCCCACGAAGGTCCCCTAGCTCAGTTGGTCAGAGCATCCGGCTCATAACCGGCGGGTCCAGGGTTCAAGTCCCTGGGGGACCACCATAATGCCTCCTTAGTTTAGTGGCAAAACCCTGGTTTTGTAAACCAGTATCGCTGGTTCGACCCCGGCAGGAGGCTCCATAATGCATTTACTCCATTTCCTAACCTCCTTATCACAGCAACTCTTACGACCAGTCTTTCAGGCTGGTTGATGCTCAAGGTTTTTCCAGTAACTTTTGTCCTTGGACATCAACGAGCCTGAAAGGTTCTCAAATAATCCCGTAAAGTAGGTAAATGCCTGCAGAACGGGTGGTGGGGTGCCCTTTATGGCATGCAACTCCCAAGGCGGCAGGGAGCCTAAATACAGTGCCGCCCCGTAATGGGCAGTTGTCCGAGAGGTTTATGGTGGCGGCCTTGAAAGCCGCTGTGTGGAAACGCACCGCAGGTTCGAATCCTGCACTGCCCGCCATTCACTTCGGGATGTAGCGCAGTTTGGCAGCGCGCCTGCTTTGGGAGCAGGATGTCGCAGGTTCAAATCCTGTCATCCCGACCATAATGCGCCTGTGGTGGAACGGCAGACACGCTGGACTTAGGATCCAGTGCCGCAAGGCGTGAGAGTTCAAATCTCTCCAGGCGCACCAAATATTGTTCATTGACAATTAGATAGCTAAAAATTAACAGATAGAAAACTATGGCTATGCAACCCGGTTACAAAACGCAATACTATGCGTCCGGGAACAGCCCCGTAACTGGAACCAGCAAACTGCAGTAGATATGCCTGCAGCGAGCATGTCCCCTTTTTGCAAGGATTGGGGGCGGCGCATAAAGTGTAAATGCGCGTTCCCTGAGGTTGTGTGCATGCAATGCCGAGCACTAAAGCTGGAGCTGATAGGCCTGCATAAGTGTACGAACGCGATTGGTGCGTTCCTCTGCCGCCAGATAAGACGCAGGGCTTGATAACCCTTGCGAGCCATCTGGCACTATCAAGATGCGGGTTTGCCGTGACGCTCTCAAAAGGAGCTATAACTATCAGTCGCCGTACAAGTAGCCCAAGGCAGTGATACATAAACAAGAAGATTTATGGATCTTAAAATTCTGAATGGCGGGTGAACGTTGAGGGTCCTAATCCCTTCAGAGCTTGAAAGGGGGAGGAAGCGCGGATCGACGGGTCCGTTGCTCAGACCTCTCCTCTCTGTGGCTGAATAGTGCGGAGCATAAAGCAATTGTATGGGGAAACCCGGCATAGCTGTAGTTTTGTGTCTGTTAATCAGGCACTCTTTCGGGGGCGTAATGGTCTCGACGGGATGCCAGAAGCATGTGCTGTGCTGGACCAATAACAATAAAGTCCTAAAACTGATTGTTGCTAAATTCAAGTGACGAATACGAATATCGTCTCGCTGCCTAATCTGCCGTAAGGTAGGTTAGTCCGGCCCCCATCGTATCGCCAGCTGCGGGCAGGGCGATGGGTTTCAAATAAGCGCAGATGTTTCCCGGCTTAGAAAAACCGGGTGGTGGAGATGAGTCGAATTTCAGAGGCTCTTACAGAGCAACGGCTCAAATAGCACTATAAAGCACATGTGGATGGCATTTCGGACAGGAGTTCGATTCTCCTCGCCTCCACCATATTATGTCCCAAGCCAGGGTAGACGACTGGCAAAGGGCAAAACTCTGGGATTTTCACCAGATAACTACATTGGACGCCACCTGCAGCGTGGATACCGCTTGTTAACGGCTTGCCGGTATGCCAGTCGCAGGATCCTGGGCAAGATATAACTGCCCACTTACAGGACTTTGGGTAAGATTCTGTATTTTATGCTTTCAGCCAGTCTTCGGGCTGGTTGTTGATCTGAGCCGAATTGTTAATGTTTATCCAGACCTCTGCCAAGGTGCCAAACATTAAATCAGATCAGCAACGAACCCGAAAAGGTTCAATAAGTGTTAACAGACCCAGACAGTCGGCACTTATCATTTATCTGTGAGGTACTTGCAACTCGGGGCAATGGATAACCGTCCCATTTGCCGCCAATCGCAAGGTCCTGGGTAAGACATAACTGCCTATCACGTACCTCTAGCTTAACTGGATAAAGCAACAGTCTCCAAAACTGTCAGATCTCCGTTCGATCCGGAGGAGGTATGCATTTATGTTTCGAGCCGGGTAAATGTCCGGCAAGAAGCCAGTTTGAAATGGTAAGCGCAGCGTGGCGAAGCTGCTGCCGCCCCCAGAGCTCGCACCCAAGAGCCGTAGCCGAGTGAAAGTCCGGCTGGGGAGCCGCCAGGTACGTTAAGTTAAACAGCGCCGTGAGGCTAGCGGGCTATGCGGGTGTCAAGTCCCGTCCTGGAGAATCTTCGCCGGCATAATGCCCTGATCGTCTAATATAGGAAAGACGCCGGTGCAGTTGCATCCGGAAATGCCAGTGCAAGTCTGGCAAAGGGGCTCATTTTTGTAAAATAAGTGGAGGAAATGATATGGCTAAGATTTACAACAACTCCAAGAAGCATAAGACTTTGTTCTATCCCAAGGCCAAGGTCATGGGTACTGTGGCTACACCTGCTCTGGGCGTTTCCCTTATGAGCCCGTTTGTTATGCCTGCCCCCAACCGCAAGCGCCGTGGTTAAATACAAGAGCCCGGACGTAATTCCGGGGAGCCATGCAGATACAGTAGGCTGCCACTACTGCCCCCAGTATATATGCCGTCATTGTAGAGGATTGAAGCGGTGTGATGATACCTGGGCAGAATGGGAAAACAAACCTGATGTCATCCTGGGCGGCGTAGGATACGCTCCTGTACTACCAAAGGAGTGAGAGCTATCAAAGCAGGAATTCTTGGTGAGGTAACACAAATCACCATTGAGACAGACGAAAAAGACCCTACACCTGTGGCAATCATCACAGATCGCAGTGTTGATATCACAGAAGGGTTCAGAGTTCGAGTAAAGCCTATTGCCACACAGGAGAATAACAATGAGGTTTAATACCATGTAACCGGCAAGGAAAAGCCGTAAAAACCCGGCACGAGAGAGGCTACACTGATGCCGAGTAGCTGAGCCGCTTGAGACGAACGGCAAATGCGCTGCTAAGCGCACGGCCCTGGTGCAGGCAGAAATGCACTGGCCGATATTGACCGGAAAACTTTAGTCCCTGGCAGGGGGCAGATACCTGCTGGCCGATTTCCGGTGGGCCGGTACGGGGCCTGAGAATACCGTACACCCTTGAATCAAAATCGCGACCTGGCTGCTGGTTGCCAAGAAAACCATCGTGCAGCGATAAAGAAGCGAAGCCTTGACGGCACGAATGAAGTTGAGTAATTTGTGCCTTATAGCTGGTTGTAGCAGCCCGGAAGAGCCCAGAGAGAAACTTGGCCAGTGGCAATAATCTTCCAATGGGACACCGTGAGCGATTAGTAGAATCACGGTATATCCGGCCCTAGAGGATAAGCCGGATAGGTGCAAGGCTTTCACGGCTCGACCGTGGGCGCGGCAAGGAAAAGCCGTTAAAACCTATCCATGTTTGCAACGGGCTTAGGATACAAAAGATGTAAGCCAGTCCGGCTGGAAGATAGTTAGTGTTTGTCATCTGTTAGATGGCAAGATGGGTACAGCCGCCTAAAGAGAAGAAATGTACCAGAATAGGGGAGCCTAGCAACTGTTCCCGCCCCTATAATGTCGGTCTCGTCTAAGAAATGGATAGGGCGCCCCCATTCAGGGGAGATGTAGGTTCGAATCCTATAACCGGCATCATCGATGACATCCCAAGGCGGCAGGATGTAAAACAAAGCCGCCCTGTAATGCCCTGACTACTGGGAAGAGCACCGGTACAGTTAAACTGAGGGTGGCAGGTTCGATTCCTGCGAAGGGCCATGTAAATGATGCATCACGACATGAGACAAAGACAAGTCTATAAAACTCAGGCAATAAGAGCCTTGTTCGACTCCGGCAAAGCCACTGCAGAGGCGCTGGAGGTAGACGGACGAAGATCTTTTGCGGAAGGAAAACAGGCAAGAAAACAAACCAGTCTACCAGGCGACGGTGTAGCCCTGGGCACCAACGGCATCGGGTGCGTATAAGTAGGATGCTATCTTTAGCAGTCTTTCCGGTGTTCCTCGTCCAGTTTGAGCAGTACGATGTTAGTTGCATGCGACTCTGCTGCCACTGGCGATGATATCCTGGGGCTCGTAAAGCTTGAGTCACCGTGGACCCCCGACACCCCGAAAGGGGTGCGCGGGATGCGATCCACGACACGAAAGCATTCCTTGCGGTGGTGGGTCAACCGCACGTTCCCCTGACCGTAAAACAGGAGTGCTCCAGCGAGCTAAATCGCTGGTCCGCAAAAGACGCTGCCATCACCCTTTAGGGATTAGGAGCAGCCACCGGTGGCGAAGAAGCAGATCCGGTAAAAGCTGAAGACTGTGGAGACCCCTTGCGAGGGGAAAATAATGCTTCGGCGCCGTTCAACAACAATGAGCCTCTTCTGCGGCGAATCAAGAAGAGCATAACGCCGCTTGATAATGTTCGGGCGTTTAATTAAAGCTTCACCATATGCCATAGATGCGGGTTCGAGTCTCCGTATTGGTCCTGTATTGCTTGCCAGGGCCGGTTAGTTCAAGTGGCTAGAATAATGGCGCGAGAGGTCCTGCGTCAGTGGACGACTCAATTTTTGTTGGGGGCGCAATGCCCCGTATGCGCATAACTCAGCCTTTGGGTTGAGTGAAGGATATTGTCTATCGCCTGCCGCTAACAGGATATCGACCCTTTAGACAATATCTCTCACTGAACCCAAAGACAGGAAGGAAAATCTTAATGCTGGAAACACTTCTTGCTTTTGTAGCTGTCCATCCTATAATGACATTTATTATAGCCATGATGGTTAACGCCAATGCTACAATAAACTTTCTCATTTGGATGGCTATAGTCATATGGATTTTCGGCTAATTATCCGGGGCCATCGGTAGGGCATCAGCTGGCCTGAGTCCGTAGACCGGGGGGTTGGCATCCCCCCGTTTGGGCAGGCTTCCGTGATAAGCACTGCATAGCCTCCTGCCTGGCAGCTGAAAGCAGGAGGAATCGTAGGGGTATCGCCAAGTGGTCAAGGCACGGGACTTTGACTCCCGCATCGCTGGTTCGAGTCCAGCTACCTCTGCCATTATCCGTCGAGCAAGGCGAAAGTCTTGTGGGACGGCATATCATCGCCTCCTTTCATACCAAACAAATGCCATTTCCGCCCCCAACCATTATGTTTACCCGGTCTTCTGGCGGGCCGGAGGGAAGCGGATCACCAGAGCATCCTCATTATCGTGGGCCTGTAGGCGCTCCGGGCAGATTACATAGAGCGCCATATATAATGCGCCAGTAACTCAGTTGGCTAGAGTACGCGACTTTTAATCGTGAAGTCATGGGTTCGAGTCCCATCTGGCGCACCATTTTCGTTTAAGGAGAAAACACTCTATGAGAGCTATGTTTTTCTGCGTGGTCATCTTTGCTGTTGTCCTGTGGGGCTATCTTGGCATCCATTACGGTAAAGCTATTGGCCGCGAAATCAAACGTTATTTTAAGCGTCTCTTTGGCGCTGCTAGGAGGAAAGACATTTGAAAGACAAAGAAGTGGGCCTGGTTGGCCTCGCAGTGGCAATCCTTGTTTTTATCGTTCTGTCCTTTATGTGCATCACACGCATAGGGCCAGGCTACGCAGGAGTCATCTACAATATGGACGGTGGTATCGAGGATGAGACACTGTCCCAGGGCTTCCACATGGTAGCGCCATGGAAGCATGTGAGCGAATACCCCATCAGTACAGAGACGGTGTATTACACCAAGAATACTGTCGATGGCGGCGATGACGACAAGAAGGTTGACAAGAGTGTCAACGTAAACACGAAGGATGGCAAGCAGGTCAACGTATCCGTAACTTACGCTTATCACATGGACGTTGAGAAGCTGCCGACTGTGTACGCCAAATTCCGTGGCCAGAAGATTGAAGCTATCCAGAACGGCTACATGAAGAACGCTTTGTATGAAGCGCTGAACAATGTCACCAGCCAGTACAGCCTTATGGAGCTGGTGGGAGACAAGCGCCCGGAAATCAATCAGAAAATCTTTGAGGCTTTCCGCGATGACCTGGGCGAGTACGGTATCGTCATCGAGACATTCAACCTTAGCGATGTAGTTCCTGATGAGGCTACAGCCAACGCCATCCAGAACGTAGTGAATGCGCAGAATGCTTTGGAGCAGGCCAAGATCGAAAAGCAGCAGGCAGAGGTTGAGGCTGAAAAGGCCCGCGTAGCTGCCAAGGGCAAGGCAGATGCAGCTTTGATTGAAGCTGAAGGCCAGGCCAAAGCCAATGAAAAGCTTCAGCAGTCCCTTACTCAGGGCGTGCTTCAGCAGCGTGCTATCGAGAAGTGGAACGGCGAACTGCCAAAGATTGGCGGCAATGGGGGCGGCTTCATTCTCGGCGCAGATTTTCTTAAATGAACCAAAAGCAAATATTTGGCGCCACCTTGTCTGTCATCAGCTGCCTGGTACTGGCAGGTATGACATTTGATGGTGTAGAAAATGAATTCCCCAGCTGGATTTTATGGATAATTGTGCTCTCTATCAGCGCAGACATTGCCACAAAATAAGGCACCCCAGCCTTCGGGCTGGTTGATAGTCAAGGGTCGGATATCTTGGCTATCAACGAACCCGAAGGGTTGTCAAAGAGAGAATGGGAGGTTTTGACAATGGTGAAAAGCATTGCTTTGGTAGTCATAGCGCTTATCATTGGCTTGTCCGGTGTGTGCATGGCATCAAACTACAAGCTCATCCAGGACAGGTATGAGGTGCAGACAGGAGATACCCTTGATTCTATTGCGGCTGCGTACATGGACAAGAATACCTACGGCGCAAGAGAATTCAAGGAGTTTCGGGCAGGCATAGTAGAGCTTAATCCCTGGCTTCTCTATAGGGACGTCTGCGAAGGAGACGTAGTGATTGTCAATTATTGGGTATCAGACAAGGATAACTAACCGTTT